TCTCAAAAATATCCCCGGAGTGGGTCAAAACTCAGATTCGGGTATACGATAGTGGGGTCAAAATACACTGAAAGGAGGTAGACCATGTCCCAAGAGATGACAGAACACGTTAAAGCTCTTATACAATGGCTCGTTTCTCCTGAAGTTCTTTCTCAGATAGGTGTGTATATTGGTGTTGGAGCTTCAATCGTTGGTTTTAGTTCAAGAGTATTTAAAAGACTATGGACTAACTTGGAAAAGAAGCAGAATGAAGAAATCGAGGGTATCAAAAATTCTATAAATGCGCTAACACTTAGCTTTCAAGAAATGCAACAGACTCAAGAACGAGATTTTCTTCGTTTACAAATAGTTACAGGAATACAATCCGAACGACTATCTATTTCTGAGATACTAACATTATACGATTCTTACGTTAAAAAGGGAGGAAACTCCTACATTACAAGATTAGTTAATGACTATATCGAAGAACAAAAGAATAAGGAGAATGATAAATGACAGTTGATAAACTTATTAACATTGTAACCTTGATTGTGTTCGTCGCACCAATTGTTCTTGAATTGGTTAAATATTTAGGAGCTGCTACACACAACAAATCAGTGGTAACTTTAGCAGAACGTTCAATGATTATTGTATCTTCATTGGAAAATATGTTAATTCCTAATGCTGAGAAGAAACGAGAAGCGTTAGATAAACTTTTGAGTTTCGCTAAAGAGACCAATGTTAACTTAACCGCTGCTCAAGCTGAAGATTATATCGAACATGCTGTTCGTGTGCTTCATGAGCTTCAGGAGAAACCGGAGGTAGTTGAAGATGCCTCGGAAGAAAAATAAAGACGACTATTTAATTCGTCAGGCATTTACCCCGGAAGGGAGAATGCAACAATTAACGAAACAAGCATTTGACTTGGCCGAAAAACAGTTACAAGATGGAACTATTGCACCAAGCACATTGAATGCCTTACTTCGTTATGGTACAATTGAAAACGAAATCCAGTTGGAAAACTTAAAAGCTAAAAAGAAACTCAATGAATCTAAAATCAGTTTGATTGATAGTGAAGTAAAAGGAAAAGGAGATAGCGAAGCAGTAATCGCTGCAATTCGTGGTTATGCTCCATCAGAAGCCTTATGACATCACTATTAACAACCGACAGAACAATTCTACAAGATTTGAGTTATTCAAAGCTTATAACATTTGATTCATTTGGAGATAGGTTGAATTATCTGTCTCTAATAAACCGAGGATACAAGTCGCCTCGAGAGATATCTAATAGATTCTATCGAAGTAAACTTTGGCGAGAGCTTAGAGATTACGTTATCGCTAGAGACATGGGTTATGACTTAGGAGTTCCGGGAATTAATATTGACGGACGAGTATTAGTTCATCATATGATTCCTGTAACCGAAGAAGACTTATTAGAATGGAATGAGGACATTCTTCTCAATCCTGATTTGCTAATAACTACTTCATACGAAACTCACGCTATAATCCACTACAAGAAAGTTTATCCCGAATCGAATTATACAGAAAGAACACCTGGAGACACTAAATTATGGTGAGGTGGATATGACAATTCTAGAAGACGTAAAGTCTGTTTTAGATTTTGCCTCAGAAGAAGACGACGGGTTTGATTCACGATTAATCATGGAATTAGAAGGTATCATTGGTGAATTGTCTCAGCTAACTTTACTCAACAAAGACTTTGTTATGAGTAAAGATTCAAATTGGGAGCAATTATTAAACACCACCGATAACCATCTTATTCGATTAGTTAAGCAGTATGTTTACTTAAACATCAGAATTAAATTTGACCCTCCTGCTGGGAGTGTACTTTCTTCATTGGAAAAATCTATTCAATCTACTGCTCATCGTATAATCATCCAAAAGGAGGAGTTTAATGAGCAACAATCACAAACTGCTCCAAGCGATTGATGACATTCAAGAAGATTCTTTTGAACACCACGGTGTCAAAGGAATGAAATGGGGAGTACGTAAGTGGTATTCCAATACTAGATTTGGACGGTCAAGACGAGCTAAGAAAGAACAGAAAGCTGCTCTTGCTGCTTGGCAAAATAAGTATGGAAACATGCATAAGATGACGTCTAAAGATTTAGAGAAAGCCACTAAACGCCTCAGATTAGAGAATGACTTCGCTGAGCAGTATAAACGTTCAAACACAATTAATGCTAAGCAACGTAAAAATCCCGTTACCTCATTTGGTACGGCCGTTGGAAAATCAGTGATTAATTCGGTCGTTGATTCTGGTGTGAAAACACTCACGAAAGACTTGATGAGAAACGATCCGGAGAAATATAGTCCGTTTACTGTTAATACACTTAATGCGGCTAGAAAATTGAAAGAAAAACATTACGACAAAGTTAACATTGGTCGTGAAGTTGAAGAAATCAGAAAGCTCGCTGGTGGACTATTTAGAAAATAGGAGATAACGTTTTGGTATTATCCAATAAAGCTTATCCGGAAGAATACATGAAGTTCAAAGAAGCAGTTCTTAGAGGTGAGATTCCGGTAAATCGAATGGTGTCTCTGGAAATGAACCGTATTGACTTCTTAATTGAGTCACCGGATTATTACTATGATAATCAAGCGATTGAAGGCTTTGTTAGATTTTGCGAAAATGAAATGACTCTAACAGACGGTAGTGACGTCACACTATTACCGTCCTTTAAATTATGGGCCGAGTGTGCCCTCGCTTGGTTTTACATTTCCGAGGACAAGGTGTATAATCCTAAACTCGGTAAATGGGAAATAAAAACAAAATTTAAGCGACTCACGACCAAACAGTATCTTATTGTCGGACGTGGTGCCGCTAAATCTCTATACTCAACATACATGCAGGCATACATGTTGTTGATTGACACATCTACAACCCATCAGGTAGTTGCTGCTCCAACTATGAAGCAAGCTGAGGAAATTATGGGTCCGTTTAGAACTGCTTTAAGTAGAGCTAAAGGTCCGTTGATTCAATACATGGTTCAAGGGTCTAAAATGACTGGTAATCTTACTCAGAAACAATTGTTGGCATCTACTAAGAAGGGTGTTGAAAATTTTGCCACGAATAGTCTCTTAGAAATAAGACCTATGTCTGTTGATAAGCTACAAGGTTTAAGATGTAAGTATGCTTCCGTAGATGAATGGCTATCTGGGGAAGTTAGAGAAGATGTCATTGGGGCAATCGAACAAGGTGCGTCCAAGAACGACAACTATCTCATAATCGCTACATCTTCCGAAGGAACTGCTCGTGACGGCGTTGGGGATACTATCAAGATGGAACTGGTAGACATATTGGAAGGCCGATATTTCAACCCGCATGTATCTATCTGGTATTATAGACTCGATGACGTTAGAGAAGTGGCTTATCCAGAACTATGGATGAAAGCCAATCCCAATTTGGGAGCTACAGTTTCTTACGAAACTTATCGAAACGAAGTGGAACGTGCTGAGAATCAGCCTGCTACAAGAGCTGACACTCTTGCTAAACGTTTTGGTATCCCTGTTGAAGGGTATACATATTTCTTTGTGTATGAAGAAACTATACCTCATAGACCACAAAACTTCGATGGCCTAGAATGTACATTAGGAGCCGACTTGTCTCAAGGGGATGACTTCTGTGCGTTTACATTCTTATTCCCTCTTGGTAGGGGCAGGTTTGGTATAAAAACTAGGTCATATGTTTGTGAATCTAAACTTAAGAAACTAACTTCGGCTATGAGAAATCGTTACGACGAATTGATTGCTGAAGGAACTCTTATTGTTATGGATGGAGTTGTCTTGGACATGAATAGAGTTTATGACGACCTGACAGCAATGATTTATGAACATAAGTATGTTGTTTATGCTTTCGGTTATGACCCGTATAATGCTCGAGAATTCGTCGAACGATGGGTTCGAGACAATGGAGAATACGGTGTTGAGAAAGTAATTCAAGGTGCCAAAACAGAATCTGTACCTATGGGAGAACTTAAAAACTTGGCTACAGAACGTCTTCTTATTTTCGATGAAGAACTTATGAAATTCGCTATGGGTAATGCTATAGCAATTCAGGACAACAACGGTAACTACAAATTGTCTAAACGTCGTGCAGATGAAAAGATTGATAACGTTGCCGCGCTTATTGACGCATGGGTTGCGTATAAACGTAATCTAGACTTATTCGGATAGAAAGGCTGAAATACTATGAGTATGTTTACTGATGGTTTACAACATGCCTGGTCTATGTTTAACCGAAATGACACAACATCATTAACTGAAACACACCCCGTGTTTCAACTATCAACTGAACCTAGAGCACTTAATCCTAACAATTCGATTCCGTCAAGAACATACGCTAGAGCATCAATCTCTTCAATGATCTTTAACAGAATTGCTATGGATGCTAGTGCGGTTAAGTTTCAACATGTTAAATTGGCTGAAGACAAAGAGAATCAGACGGTTCAGTACGGGTCATCATTGCAACGATTATTCGAAGTTGAAATGAACATTGACCAGTCTGCTACAGATTTCTTTCATGATTTAGTATATTCTCTATTTGATGAAGGAGTTGTTGCCGCTGTTCCAATCGAAGCAACTTTAGATCCAACTCAATCTGATTCCTATGATATTAAGTCGATGCGTGTTGGTAAAATCATGGAATGGTATCCAACAAAAGTTCGTGTAAAAATTTATAATGAACATAAGGGGGATTTCTCAGAGGTTACAGTGCCTAAGAAGATGTGTGCGATTATCGAAAATCCACTAGCAAATATTTTAGGTAATGATAACCCAACTATGAACCGCCTAATTCAGAAATTGTCTATCTTGGACAAACAAGATATTGATGCGGTTGCTAATAAATGGAACATGATTCTTCAACTTCCTGTCCCTGTCAGAAATGACATAAAGAGAAAAGAAGCTGATGCACGTGTGAAAGATATTGAGAAACAACTTCAAGATTCTAATTTGGGTATTGCATATATTACTGCAGATGAAAAGATTACTCAGTTAAATAGACAAATCAATTCCAATCTTATGGATGAGATTAAGTATTTGACCGATGAATTGTTAAGCCAAATCGGCTTGACTAAAGCAGTATTTGATGGTACCGCTAATGCGGAACAAATGCAAAACTATTATACAAGAACAATTGATCCAATTGTAACTCGAATTCAAGAAGAATTTCAACGAAAATTTATAACCAAGACTGGTTATACCCAAGGCCATCGTATTATTACTTATAGTGACCCATTTAAATTGGTACCTACAAGTCAACTTGCTACGATTGGTGATGCTTTGCTTCGTAACAGAATTCTTACTTCTAATGAATTCCGCGCAGTCATCGGATACGGTCCTATTGCAGACCCTATGGCTGACCAATTGTATAATCCAAATATCTCTGACTCTCGTCAAGATGTATCTATTCCTGGGTCTGTCGGGTCCCCTGGAGGTCAAGATGAATACGCTCAATACCCCCAAGATGGAGAGTATTCTGAAGAGGACTTTCAAAATGGCGGCAAATAATGATGGAGGAAATGTCGTATAATGGATAAACATCCCAAGTATGATTTCGCGGGTTATGTAACTCGTAACGACACTCGTTGTACAGACGGTGTTATTATTCGACATGGTGCTTTCAAAGATAACAATGGACAAAAGGTTCCTTTGGTATGGTCGCATGACCATAGTACACCAGAGAATGTTATTGGTCATGTTATGTTGCATCATGCCAACGATGGCGTTTACGGCGAAGGATATTTCAACAATACTCCAAAAGCTCAAAGCGCCAAAGAACTCGTACAACATGGTGATATCTGGTCAATGTCTATTGGGGCAAATCGTATCAAACGTACGCCACAAAATGACGTTATCCATGGTAATATCTATGAAGTATCTCTTGTAGTCGCCGGAGCCAATCCAGGCGCTGTTATTACGGAAGTGTTACAGCACTCCGATAATCCTAATGAAGGGGAAACTATTATAATGGAAACTAACAATATTGTACACAAAGCAAATGATGTATTGCTTGGACAAGAACGTATTAGCCTCTTCGACCGTATTCAACACGCGGACGAAGGTGAGGCCACTGATATCATGGATGGAGTTCTTGGAACTCTTGACGAAGATCAACAAGAAGCTGTAGCTATTCTTACTGAAGCTGCTGTAAATGAAGCTTTGGAACAACATGAAGCTGCAATCGCCGAAGATTTTAACGACGCTGTTGAAGCACGCGTTGGAGAAGTTTTGAGCGAACTTGCTGAAGACGACGATGAAGAAGAAACCGAATTAGAACAATCTGCCCTAGGAGGACAAATCATGCACTATAATGCATTTGGACAAAATGTAAATGACGAACAAGAAATTCGCCACTCACTTGAAACTGCTTTGGAAACAGCTAAATCTACTGGTCGTACAGTAGGTCAAGTTCTTTCTGAAATGGACGGTGGTGACACTCTTAAACACTCAATGAACAACATTGACAAACTTTTCCCTGATCATGCACTTCAAGGTGGAGTACAAGTAATCTACTCACCTAACACTGCTACTGAACACATCCTTAGCCGCGTAACAAAAGTTCCAACTGCATTTGTTAAATCAATCATGACAGACCTTTCTGACTTGACTGACGAACAACTTCGTGCCAAAGGTTATATCAAGGGAACTGAAAAGAAAGAACAAATCATTTCTTTCTTGTCTCGTAAGACAGACCCACAAACAATCTATAAAAAACAATCAATTGACCGTGACGACCAAATCGATATTGGTCAACAACTTAACGTTGCTGCATTCTTCAACCAAGAAATGCGCATCAAGTTGAATGATGAAATTGCACAAGCTATCCTTGTATCTGACGGACGTTCTACTGGTGACGCTGCTAAAATCAAAGAAGACAAGATTCGTCCAATCACTAAAGATGAAGACTTCTACACAATCAAAGCTTCTTACAACCCTAAAGCGCTTCTTGACGTATTCCAAACAGTTGCTGAAGAAAAGACTAAGATGCTTGGTTCTGGTACACCATCATTGTACATGAACCCACTCTTCTTGACAAAACTTCGTTTCCTTCGCAACAAGAATGAACAATGGGTATTCGGTGGACAACAACCTGCTACTAAAGAATATCTTGCTTCATTGTTCGGTGTTGCTGAAATCATTGAAACAAACTTCTTGAAACCTGAAGAAATGATCATGGTTAACTTGGCTGACTACCAAATCGGTACAAACCGTGGTGGTGAAGTTAACACATTCGAACACTTCGATATCGACTTCAACAAACAGAAATACCTTATCGAAACTCGCTTGTCTGGTGCGCTTACTCGTGCTAAATCTGCGGTATACTTCACTCCTGCTTCTGGATCAGCTGCGACATCAGGACCGGCTGCTGCTGGAGTTCCTGGGGGATAATCCATGAAATTTAGCGGAAAAGCTGGTTTTAGAATTGATGACGTAGAAATCGAACCGGGAGTCTACGAACCCAAAGTAGTCGTTAAAACTATCAAAGGGGACGTGGTAAGTAATCGTTACCAACATCAAAATAGCGACAAATCAACAATTGATAATGTTCGCATTACCAACCAGCTGTCAATTGTCGCTAATCAATTTTTAAATAAACACATCGCAAATTTGGTATACATCGAATTTCAGGGGGTCAAATGGAAAGTCGAAAGTTTCGATATCCGACCTCCTCGCGTTGTCGTTAGTTTGGGAGGGGTTTATAATGAGCAATCGACTGGAAATTCATGATATAATCCTGAAAGCTGTTGACAAAACCGGTGAGAGGTACAAAGTTTATTACAACCCAGTATCAAACATAAAATTAGAATATCCATGCATTATTTATCGACGCAAAGGAATTCATCAACGACATGCCGATGATATTAGATATCATACGCATACTTCATATCAACTAACAATTATTGATAAAAGAGTAGAGTCTCCTGTTGTGGAGAAATTACTAGAAAATCAATATTGTACTTACAACAATGAGTTCGTATCAGAGAATATGAACCACACTATTATGACACTTAATTCTGGAGGAATTACACATGGCTAAACTAGTATTTGACGAACTAGGAAAACGTTTTTATGAAACCGGTGTATCGAACGCCGTTCTTTTCCCACAAGCAGACGATGGCACATATCCTAAAGGTGTTGCTTGGAATGGTATTACCGCTGCTAACGAATCACCATCAGGTGCTGAGTCTAACGACCAATACGCAGACAACATGGTATACTTGTCTCTAACAGGTGCTGAGAAATTTGAAGGAACTATCGAAGCATTCTCTTCACCAGCTGAATTTGACGAATGTGATGGTATGAAAGAACTTTCTAAAGGTCTTACTGTTCACCAACAAACTCGTAAACCATTTGGTTTCGCTTACAAATCAATCCTTGGTAACGACATCAAAGGTAACGACTATGGTTACAAACTTCACATCTGGTATGGATGTAAAGCTGCTCCATCTGAACGCTCTCACTCAACTGTGAATGACAGTCCAGAACCACAAAACCCATCATGGAGCATTTCTTCAACTCCAGTTGCGGTTCCAGGCGCTAAACCATCATCTGTATTGACATTCAACTCAACTACAACTCCTGCTGACAAACTTAAGAAAATCGAAGATATTCTTTACGGAACTGAAGCTGCAGATGCTCGTCTTCCATTGCCAACAGAATTGCTTGACTTGTTGAAATAATTTTAAATCGGAGGTATTGACTTATGCTTAAACAACCAGTTACTTATGAGGATTTCGACGGAAACACTCAAACAGAAACTCTATATTTCAATCTTAACCGTATGGAGTTGATTTCTTTCCAAAAACGCTATGGTAGCGAAAACATGGAAAACTATATCAACAAGTTGATTGAAGAAAAACAAATTGAACCAATGTACGATTTGTTGAATGACTTCGTTCTTACTGCCTACGGTGTTAAATCTGAAGATGGAAAACGCTTTATCAAGAGCGAACAAATTCGTGAAGAATTCAAACAATCACTTGCTTATGAAGCATTGATTGAAGATTTCCATGACGATTCTCGTAAGGTTCTTGAACACTTCATTTCTGGCGTTACTGCACATATTCGTGGACTTAATACAGCCGCTGCTGCAGCTGCTGCTAACTAGTTATTACAAGAGAGGCGTGGTTTTTCCCCGCCTCTTTTTGTTTTTTATAAATGTTTGAGGTGTGAATATTATGTCTGAGTTTTTAACTATAACTTTGGATGAGCTTGAAATGTGGGATGATAACATATCTCAATTTATTATAAATGAACCCAAAGAAGATATTACTTTCAAATACACTCTAACAGTATTAGACAAGTGGGAAACAAAGTATAAGAAAAGGTTTATAGATAATTCTGCCAATTTAGAACAACATGAGTTACTTGATTTCATAGTAATGATGGCGGATAAACCATTTGATATATCTCGTTTATCAGAAGCTAATTTTAGAGAAATTTTGAAGTATATGGAAGATACACCTAGTGCTACAGAATTACCTAAAAACAATAATTCTAGTAGAGGTAAAGAGTATCACCGTAAGAAAATATTTACATCTGAGATAATTTATGCGATGATGGCTTTGAATCATATACCATTTGATTGGGAGAATAGAAATCTTAATAAATTGATTATGTTATTGAATTGTGTAGGTGCATTGCAAGAACCTCCTAAGAAAATGACAAGAGCCGAAGCAATGGCAGAACATCAACAACAAGTTCTTAGAAATAGAAAAATAATGGAAGAACGGAGGAAGCAGATGAATGGATAACTACATAGGAATTTCTTATGATTCCACTATTGAACACTTCGGAATCAAAGGAATGAAATGGGGTATTCGTACAAAATATGCTCGAGATAGACTCCGTAATTATTCTACGTACAAGAAAGAATTACGAGGAATAAAATCTGAGTATAAGAAAAGAAAACCAACATTATTATCTAAAAGTTTACGACGAAGCGGCGTTGCATCTTTAGGTCTAGGACTTATATCTAAGAATGCTGACTTTACTAATTATGGTCTCAGTGCAATTGCTGGGGGTGTTACTTTAGATGCAATGAGAGGTGCCTACGCCGCCAAAAAAGATTACAAGTATCAAAAGAAACTTTTGAAGAAACAATACAAAGAATCTAAATCCGATTTGAAACGAGTTAAGAATAATGAGTTAATCGAAAACAAAATTGTTCGTATAACTAACAATAAACGAATTGCTGATGTTGATAAACAAAAGAAAATTATTAATGCGGCTAAACGATTGAGAGGATAATTATGAACTATGATGATATAATTATTCATTATGGAGTCAAAGGAATGAAATGGGGCGTAAGAAAAAAAATATCTGATTTTGGACATAGACTGTATGATGGACATAAAGAAAATCTTTTATACAAATATAGGACAAATGGGTATAGCGAAAAAGATGCCCAAGAAAAACTCCGAAAAAGACTCCGTAATGAAAAAATAGGTGCTGCTGGTCTAACAGGATTTGTTGCTGTTACAAATGAAATCGCTGCTACCTCTGATAGAAAATCGGATAAAGAATATCAAAAGAAATATGGAAGGAATAAACGATAATGGGAATTCATGTTTCTGGAGATTTCGGAAATCTAGAAAAGTTTTTAAAACGACCTCGAACGTCGGACTTGGATTCATTAGGAAAAGCTATCGTTAAAGCACTTGCTGACGCTACTCCTACGAAATCTGGATTGACCGCAAAATCGTGGGGTTATAGAATTGTAACCACTTCTCGAGGTCAGGATTTAGAAATTTACAATACCCATATTAATGACGGAGTCAACATTGCTATAATCTTACATTATGGTCACGGAACGGGTACGGGAGGTTATGTTCCTCCAAGACCGTATATTGACGAAGCTATTAATTCGGTATATAAGAAAGCTATTAATAAAGTTTTAGAAGACTATCTAAAATAGAAAGGTAAACTATGGCTGGATATGTAGACGAAAAAGTCGCCAAGGTCACCTTAGATAACAAAGGCTTTTCCAAGAATGCTGATGACACTGTCGCCGCATTGGAACGAATGAAGAAAGCTTTTGGTAAAATCAACGGTAAAGATGCGACTAAAAACATAGCCTCAGACATGTCGGAGATGAACGACACAATTTCAAAATCGACGCAAAAATCTGAGGGATTACTATCTCGCCTTAAAGGAATTTTTACCAGAAGTGCAAAAGGCATCGATATGTCTGGCGCAGGACAATCAATCGATAGAATGAATACCGATGTTGCTAGCAAAACTGCTACCACATCATCTATTCTATCTCGATTAAAAGGTATTTTCCAAAAGGCAGATAATCATCAAGGGTTTCCGAACTCTATTAAATCTATTGATGGTTTAAATACGAAAGTTGCAGGATTCGATGTTAGTCCGTTATCTAACGCTTTCGCCAAAGCAGCTAGTTCTGTACAAAATTCTCTATCAATCATGGATATTGCTTTGGGTAATGTCCTAGGCGGAATGATTCAAAAAGCCATGAGCTTTACTGGTCAATTCTTTAGAGGATATGGCGATGGTCTTGCTGAGTATAAAAATAAACTTGGTTCGATTCAAACCATCATGACGAATACTGAATGGGAAATTCCAGATAGTTCTGTTCGTATGCGTCGAGTTTCTGGTGCTTTAGAAACTCTTAATGACTACGCCGATAAAACTATTTACTCATTCGCGGATATGACTAAAAACATTGGTACATTTACTGCGGCAGGGGTAAGCTTGGATAAATCAGCTGTGGCGATTAAGGGTATCTCTAACTTGGCCGCTGCCTCCGGTTCAGATACAAACCAAGCATCAATGGCCATGTACCAGTTGTCACAAGCATTGGCTTCTGGTCGTGTAGCTTTACAAGACTGGAACTCTGTAGTTAATGCCGGTATGGGTGGTAAACTATTCCAAGACCGATTGACGCAGACTGCTGAAAAGATGGGGCATGCGAGAGATATGACTAAATCTTTCCGTGACTCATTGAAAGACGGATGGTTGACATCTGAAGTATTGTTGGAAACTTTGAGAGAATTCTCTGAAGACCAATCAATGCTTGATGCTGCAACAAAAGTTAAATCGTTTGGTCAATTAGTTGACACCGTTCAGGAAGCTATCGGTTCTGGATGGGCTACAACATGGGAATATTTCCTTGGCGGATTCGAAGAAGCCAAAAGTCTCTGGACAAGCATTGGTGATATTGTTAACCCGTTCGTTTCTGACGACCAAGGAACATATTACGATTCTGTCTTAGGGATTACTCGTAGTCTTGGTAACTATCGAAATGCAATGCTCAAAACATGGAAAGATATGGGTGGACAAGAAGCCTTATTTAATACCATTAAAAACAGTTTTGAGATTGTATTTGGTGCGATGACCAAATTCCGTGAAGGATTTCGTTCTGTAATTGGTGATTATAAACAAGCAGCAACCGTATTTTATGGATTCACTAAAGCTCTTGAGAGTGTTACTAACAATATTAAGAATAATACATATCTCTTTTCAACTATAAACGCCATCGGTAAGATGGTTGGGCAAACTTTCTTAACTTTAGGATGGATTTTCAGTAAAGTAGGTCAAGGTATTTCTTCCGTTGGTAAATCTGCTGGAAGTGTATTAATGCCTTTGAGAACTGCCGCAGATGCTATTGCTAGATTCATGGAAGCTTTGCGCTCTAATGAGAATGCTCATCTAATCTTCTACCATATTGGTAAGACGATTGCCAATGTGTTCAATATCATTATCACTGTTGGACGAATTGTTATCTTTGTGATTAAAGATATTCTTAAAGGATTCTCTAAATTTGGTGAAAGCAAAGGATTGGTTACTGTAGCGACCACATTATCTGATGTAACCGGTAAACTACTAACCTTTGTTAAAGCAATTGAGAAGTTTGTGCTATCCTCCAATAAATTTGAACAAATTGGAGGAACAATCGGTAAGGTTCTTAGCGCCATCAGTAACGCGTTTAGTGGAGTGTTCTCCAAACTCAAAATGCTAGCAAATCCATTTGGGAATGCTGAAGCAATATTCTCAGGTGCTGCTGGAATATTTAATAAAGCAGGCGGTGCTCTTGCTAATGTCATTAACAATATTGGTTCCGTTATGTCTAAGGCATGGGATTCTCTAGTTTCTGGTGTTAAAGCAAGTTATGATGCATTGAAAGATGCATTCGTATCATTTGATGTTGCCAGCATTATTAAAGCTCTCATTGGTTTATTTGCATTTGACAAATGGCTTAAATTCAAGAACTCAAACAATAGTATTGTTGATTTAGTATTCGAAAAATTTAAAGCTATGTTTGGTGGCGGTAAAGAACAAGCTAAAGGATTGTTGGATGAAGTTAAAGGTGTATTTACATCTCTTCAAGGAACAATCAACTCATTTACACAAAGTATCAAAATTGGTTCTTTGGTATTAATTGCTGTCGCATTGGGTATTTTAGCACTATCTATCGATAAACTTTCTAAGATTGACATGAAAGATTTATCAAAAGGTATGATTGCATTAGGTGTTGCTATGCAAGGTCTGATGAGAATCATGAAAGTTGTTACTGCCGCTCAAAGTATTCCTAAAGGCGCTGCAACAACAATGATTGGATTTGCAATTGCTCTCCGTATCATGGCATCTGCTATGGTTGCTTTATCTAAAATCGATGCTGATAAAATGGATGAAGCTGTTGGAGGCATTGTCGTACTTATAACCGCCATGGTTAAAGTTATGGAAAAGATGGAGAAAATCAAGAACACAGAAGCTAGTATGGGCAAACTAATTGCCTTTGCTATTTCTTTACGTATTCTTGTTTGGTCTGTCAAATCTCTAGCCAAATTAGAACCTGAGAAAATGGCTCAGGGTATTGGTGGAGTTCTAGTGCTTATGTATGGTTTAGTTAAAGTGTCTAAGTCCATGCAGGATATCAAACTAAGTCCTAAGAGCATGGGCGCTTTGATGATGTTCGTACTATCATTACGTATGCTCGTATGGTCAGTCAAAGCTCTTGCCAAATTAGATATTATGCATATGGCGGCATCTGTTGTCGCTGTTGCAGTTCTACTTAAAGCATTATCTTCCGCCGCTAATTCGGTTTCAGAGGTAACTGTTAAATTTAGTGCTATGATGGCACTTATAACATTTGCTTTATCTGCTCGAATATTGGTTAATGCTGTCGCGGTATTAGCTAATTTAGATATGGCTAGAATGGCTGCTTCAGCAGGAATGCTGGGTATTCTTTTAGTTGTATTATCCGAGGCTACTGTTAACCTTAAAGATACTAAAGTTGATATTTCTTCCATGATGGCGTTAATCACTTTTGCTGGTTCTGCTTATATTTTAGCAAAATCCATAGAAGTATTAGCTAATTTGCCACTTAAGGAAATGATAGCTTCTGTTGTTGTCGTGGAAGTATTAATAGCCTCTCTGGTAGCTGCGGCTCGCGTTGCTAGCAAGGCAAAAGTAAATATGTCTGCCGGAATGAGTCTAATCGGTATCGGTGCATCTATTTATCTTATTGTTCAATCTATGATTCCTTTGGCAGCAATGCCTTTAACATCAATCGTTAAAAGTTTAGGTACTGTAGCTCTTATTGCCGCAGGTCTTATCGGTGTATCATATATTATGAACAGAGTTAAGATGAATCCTAAGGCTATTGGTAGCTTGATTATTTTGACAAGTGCTCTAACGGTTATATCCAATAATCTCATGAAATTAGCCGGCTTAAACTGGGCTAGTCTCGCCGCTGCCGGTGGCGCTATTGCTGCTGTAATGCTATCATTAGGTGGAACTGTTAAATTAATGGCTGGAAACGCTGACAGTTTCCAAGAAGTTGTGGGTCTTAAAGGGGTATTTGATGCCTTTGGAAATCTATTGTATTATATAGGAACAACTCTAACAAGTGTCGGTGCATTATCATGGCAACAAATTGCTACGGCAATGACTGCGGTAACCGTAACGATAGGTATTATGGTTGGAGTTGTAAAACTTATTTCAAAAATGGAACCAAATACAACCGCTATAGCTGCCCTTGCTTCAATGGCCGCGGTTCTTAATCAAGCAGGTACAGCGTTGGCTTCCGTGGCAGCACACCCTTGGCAACAAATTCTTGCTTCAATGGCTGCTATTTCTGGTGTATTACTAGCAATGGCTGGAGTAGGTGTCATTTTAAGCAAGTTTGGTAGTTTCAGTGGAGCAGGTCAATTAGTTCTTCTTGGTGTTGGATTAATGGCTATAGCTGTTCCAATTATGCTACTATCAACTCTTAACTTAGTTGCTGTCGGTGTAGCTTTATTAGCATTGGCTGGTAACTTAGCTATATTATTAGCTGCCGGAGCTTTAGCAAATGTTGTAAGTTCTGGTCTTGCTATATTATCTGGAACTTTGATATCATTCGGGGTTTCTGCTATATTAGCCGCGTCATCAGTATTGATTGCCGGTCTTGGATTCTTAGCATTTGTTATGGCGATTAAGGAACTAGTTGCTATAGCACCCGCTGCGTTTAAGACACTTGTTGATAGTTTTGTTACGTTGGTAACATCTCTTGCTGCAAATTCACCATTAATTGTCGCCTCATTTGTAAAAATGGGAATGGAAATGATTAATGGTGCTCGTCAGTTAATTCCAGAATTTGTTAGATTAGGGTTTGATTTACTTATCGGTCTAATCGCAGGAATACGTGACAAAGCTCCAGAATTGGTTAAGACCTCTGTAGAGATGCTTGTTGAAATGGGACGTGCTTTCATTGAAAACATTGATATTCTCTTACAAGTAGGTGTCGAACTAGCAACTAAATTCATTCAAGGATTGGCAAATGCACTAAACAATGTTAAAGGCGATTTAATTCCAGCTATCACGGAACTATTTAAAGTAATTGCTGAGATATTCACTGCTTTAATTAAAGGCTTTATTGGTCCTGTTCTTAATGCTATCGCTGAAGTATTGACTCCCGTACGTGATTTCATTATCACATGGGTACAAGAAATCGGACCAATTCTTCAACCATTCTTTGAAGCATTTATGTCTGCTCTCAAGGCTTTATTTGAAGCTTTACCGGGTATTATTCAACCAATAGCTGATGCAATTATTGCTATTGTAAACGCTATTGCTGATGTTATTCGTTCATTAGCCGACACAATTATCGCTATTGTTGGTGGTATTGAAACTGTCGTAAATGGTATTGTTGAGGTATTTAGAATTGTTGGTGAGACTATTCAAGCATGGATTCAAGGTGTGGTCGATGTTATTAATGGTATTGCCAGTGTTATTTCATCGGTTGGTTCGGCTATTAAAGATGTTCTTGAAGGTGTTGGCACCGTATTTACATCTGTAGGTGAGTCAATTAAGACCGCATTAGAAGGTGTTAGTACTGTTGTTGAATCTGTCGGAACTGCTATTAAGACTGCTTTAGAAGGTGTCGGTAAGATATTTGAGTCTATCGGTACTGCAATTAAAACTGCTCTTGATGGGGTTGCTGATGTTATTAGAGCTGTTGGAGATGCTGCCAAGAGCTTTGGTGAAGGATTCAAACTTCTAGGAGAAGGTATCAAATTAATCGGTGACAATGGAGCTTCTGCTGCTACTGGATTAGCGGCATTTACTGTTGAAGCTTTGAAACTTGCCGGTGTAGGTAAACTTGGTCTTGGTGGAACCGTTAAGGATTTGGATACTCTTTCTAAATCTTTGACAACATTAGGTGCAGGTGCTAGTGTGTTGGTAGCGTTATCCTCAGGATTCGCAATGCTTGCTGTATCAATGACAACATTGTCAACTACAATGCCAGCAGTCAACACGGCATTCACCACAATGTCCACAAGCATGACCACTTTATCAACTTCCATTACACCGGTATCAACCGCATTCACAAGTTTGATTGCTCCTGTAACTGCTTTGATGACTACTTTGACATCTGTTTCGGCAGTATTCATGAATTTGAACATGCAATTCCAAATGCTGTCAATTGGTATGGCTGCTCTAGATGCAAGCATGCTCGGAATTCAAAATGGCATCACTTTGCTGTCAAGTTCATTCACTGCAATGCCTGCAATCATCGAACTCTTCAATCAGTCACTCATTACAACCCAACAAACCATGACAACATTCTTCATGGAATTGGCTAATTCATCTACTGGATTCGCTACTTTGTCTCAATCAGCGATGGAAGGCATGATGCAAATGCAAATGGCTGTCCAAACAGGTATGATGAACGTCCAAACAGTTATGCTAAGTGGTATTTCTACATTAGCGGCTGCGGTATTTACTGGATTTACAGAAGTTACTAATGCTGTAACTACGTCTATGACCTCTGTATCCGCTGCAGTACAAACGGGAATGCTAGGAGTAGTAACTGCTATTTCCACATCAATGCAATCTGTTGCCACTGCAACATCAACTGCGTTTTCTGGTATCTCAACGACTATTCAAACAAGTATTAGTTCTATTTCTGCTAATATCAACCAAGGTATGAGTGGAGTATCTCAAACTATTACTTCTCGTGTTAGTGAAATTCAAAACTCATTTACTCAAATGAATAGTGTTGTTAACCAGATTGTTCGCTCAATGATGGCTATGATGTCTAGCTCTATTTCTTCAGGAATGAGCGCATCAGCTTCACTTGTTTCTTCTGGAATGAGTTCTATTATTAGTATTGTAAGTAGCTACAATGGTTCTGCTAGAAGCGCTGGTTATAATGTAGGTTACTATATTTCTGCCGGTGTTGCTGATGGTATGAATGCAAACATGTGGGCTATCGAAAGTGCTGCTAATAGAATCATTAGTAAAGCTAGAGAAGCTGCCAGAGCTGCTGCGGATATTCACTCACCATCAAGATTGTTTGCCAAAGATGTTGGTAAATTCATTCCTATGGGGGTTGCTAAAGGTATTGGCGATGCTATGCCTAAGATGGTAGATGAGGTTACTGATTCATTCGGTAAAGGATTCTCCGATGCTGCAGATAGTGTTGTATCACAAGGCGACGTATTTGCTAATGTGGTATCTGATGCTGTAAATGGTATTAGTGACATGCTCGATGTTGCTATCGACGACATGAACTACGCTCCTACAATCACTCCAGTAGTGGACATGAGTAATCTCGACAAAATGAACATGTCTGATTATTCATTAGATTATAGAGGACGTATTTCTACACCAACACCACTATACGGCGTACCACAACAATCAAACACATCTACAGTTGTTAACAACGATAATTCTAAGAAAGAATATAGCGTTAATGTCAATGTGGACACTGGTGGTAAACCTGTCAACACTAAAGAACTTGCTAGAGAAATTCAAAGTCATATTAAATCATTCGATGACCAAAGTCGTCGAGGAAAAGGTGAGGAGGTATTCTGGTAAGAACTATGAAACCTGGATATTTTATGATTAATAATATCAGTTCAGAGTCTTTAAATGTTGTTATTCAGGAACGTCCTAATATTCCTGCTCCGAAAAGGAGAGTCTCATTCGTATCGCCAGCTTCCTATGAAGGGGAGTTGGCTTACGATGATGACGGATATGAACCAACAGAATTTGAACTGAAATGTTTCTATGATGGTAGAAGTCACGGCGATAACGACGAGGATATTTCTACTGCTCGAAACAAAATCTACACGTTATTTAATCAAGGTATTGGCGAATGGATTCCATTTGTTCCATACTTTGATACAAAACATATTTATCACATCATTCTCATGGAAATGGAGTTTGAGAATAAATATTACTATGATGGTTGTATTAGTTTCACTGCGAAACTTAAATGTCAACCATACAAATATGTAAAAGACATTGCTCCGTTCAGAGTTAATAACGGAGAATTTGTTAACAATCCAACATTATACGCAGCAAAACCTGTAATCTCATTTTCCGGGGTTAGAGGTAATCTTTCGTTGACTGTTGGAAACACGACTATGTTATTTAAAGATTTGAACAATGAGAACGTATTCATTGATTGCTCTTTATATGCAACATATTCTAAAGACGGTCGGACTATTCGAAATCTAAACAACAGAACTGTTGGTAAGGATTTCTTTGAATTTGCTCCGGGAATGGCTAAAAATAAAATCACTATTACAGCTGACGGACAGAACAACCCAGCTTCTGTTATTCCAACATTAACTGTCACGCCTAATTGGAGGGTTCTAGTATGAGACCTATTTTATATGAACAAAACGAAACCTTGTTCGAAAATAATGGTATCGGTATCCTCCACGATGCGGAGACTTGTACTGTTACCGAAGTTCGAAATGGTGAATTTGAATTAGAGATGGAATATCCTCTCAACGGAGATTGGATTGGTGAGATTCGTACAGAACGATATATTTTAGCCAAACCCAATGACTTCGACGAACCTCATGCATTTCGTATTTACGAAACCGATGACGATTTGGATGGTAAAAAGAGAACTGTTAAGGCTGTCACATCTACCGACAGTCTTAGCGGTATTCTTGTAAAACCATTTGCTGCTGTAACTTCTACTCCTATGAACGTATGGGAGAGAATTAAAGCGCACGCTGTAGACCCAATTAATATCAAGTTCGCTACTGATATTACCACAACATCTGCTATGCAACATGATGAGATTAAAAATGTCTTGTCGTTAATTAGTGGTACTGAGGGTTCTATGGTTGACGTATTTGGTGGCGAAGTTCTAAGAACAAACAACCAAATATATCTATATCGTCGAAGAGGACATGAAAGAGTTACTACAATTCGTCCTAGGAAGAATTTGAAGAACATCAAGATTGTCACAAGCATGAGCGGTAAATATACCAGCATATTACCTTATGCCAAATATACTCCTGAAGGTGAAAACCAGAAGGAAGTTGTGGTATATGGTGATGTGGTCCGTTCAAAATATTATAACGACTATTTCACAAAGCGTATGAGTCCCATCGACGTAACAAGTAAAGTCAAAGAAGGTAAAAAAGACCAAGAAGTCAAAGTTATCACTAAGGCTATGGTCGATAAAGTCTCGGCGAAATATTTTGAGCAGAACTACGGGGTAGATTTACCAAATATTAAAATCGATGTTGATATGGTCCCACTCAGTGACACTACTGCATGGGAAAAAGCTATTATTAAAGCCCTTATTAACATCAAACTTTGTGATACAGTGGAAGTTTACGTACCCAAAATTGGGGTGAATATCACTGTCAAAGTTAATAAAATCGAATATGATGTTCTATCAGAACGAATTAAAAAGATTTCGGCTAGTACTAGTGGTCACGACCGCTCCACATTAGCTGAAGTTCAACGTGCCGAGTGGAAACAGATGACCAATAAAGTTATTGCTGATGTATTAGCTCCTTTAGAAGAATCTGTTAACACGGTTATATCTTCACTTGATGGTAAAAACCAGAACTTCTTTGGTCCGGATACTCCTCCAACGGAGGGATTGAAGGCTAATGATATTTGGTACAAGACTATTGGAGAAGGTGAAGTTGAAATGTATCGTTACGACGGTACACAATGGAATTTAATTATTCCATCAAACTTTGGAGATGCGATTGACAAGAAAATTGCGGATTATGAGAAAGAAATCAAATCTAAATTAGACGAATTCTCTGTTTCGAACGAAGAGATGAAAGCTAAAGTAGATAAAGTGACTTCTGACGCTAATGAGATTCTTAAAAGAGCATCTAAAGACCAAGCCGCTCAGATTGCTGCCGCTCAATCAAAATTGGCGCAAATTGAGAAGGACTTTAATACCAATAGAGAGTATTTAACTCGAAAGATTGGCGAACTTATTGCTAGCGGGACACAAGACGAATTAGCTCTAAGTACTTATAAGCAAGAAGTTAATCATCATTTAGCAGAACTAGAGAAAACCATGGTATCTTATGGGGGTGAGGTATCAAATATTAAAACTCTTATTTCTCAAACGAATGAGAAGATTGAACTTGCTGCTGAAAAGTACAACGAGGTCAAGGGTGATGTGAATGCTGCGAAAGCTCGTCTAGAACTCATTCCTAATGAAATTAACCTAGCAGTATCCAATGCCAGCGGCGAATCTAAAAAATACACCGATGCTCAAATTAAGCTTAGTGAAGGACGAATCGCGTCGTCTGTTACTAGTAGTTTAAATGGTACTATCTCAGGTCTTATTTCATCAAGTGTTGTACAAGAGGCTGGTGTTATTCGTCAAGCGATTACTTCTGCTAAGAATGATATGCTTAGTGCTGCTCGCACAAACACAAATACCGTTGTTGAGACTAAGATTGGAGAACTCCGACAAAGCTTAGTTGAGACAATGAAATCTATCCCTAAGAAGTATGGTGGTCGAAACTATATTTCTAGAAGTGATAGACCTATACACTCGAGCGAGTATCAACTTAACAGTAATGGATATGCTGTCTTTCCCGGATATTCTTTTGTTGGTGGTCAAACACTTAAAGAATTGGGGGTACAATTAAATGATCGACTTATTATCCAATACATAATTAAGTTTGACTCTCAAGTATCCAATGCAAGATCTCTTGTTGAATTTTATTCCAATGAAGGATTTATAGGTTCATGGCCTTCGAATATTCCGAATTATCCAGAGATTACTGGTAAGAATATCTCTAACAATGAATGGTCGACTCGTGTTGGGTATATTGATATTACAGAAGATATATTGACTAAAGCAACTAAGATTCATTTTCGAGTAGATGATACTAATAATATACAATTCACTATTAAAGATTGTATTTTGCACTCTGCCGATTCAGTTGTTGATTGGTCTGCTGCTGTTGAGGATAATCTCTATGATACTGGTGGACAAAACTTATTAAGAAATGGTGATTTCCAACTTAATATTTCTCCCGAAGAGAAAGTTAAAACTGATTTTTGGAATATTGTCCATTATAATAATGACCAAGGTATGAAAATTGACCTTGGAAATCATGGATATTCAAACTTCAACCAAGCAAAAGGTATTGTTCATTTTTATGGGACTTCTGGAAGTTACCATTGGATTAAACAGAAGGTATATGACCTTAATTTACAAAAAGGCGATATGGTTACCATATCTGCTGATATTGCCACTGAAGGAATAAATACAAATACATGGAATTCCGATAGTATATTCGCTGTGGAAATGGTCACGAAATCTGCTACTAGCCAAAAGAAATCTTACCAACATCATTTCAGAAACCACGAAGATGGTATTATTGATTTGGTACCATTTAGACGGGCATTTAATAGAGTTGGTTACTCTTTTGAATTAGAAGAAGATGCTGTTGAAGTGGATGTTAAGTTTGTTGTATTTCCAAATAAGACACTTAACTTATATTTCCGAAACTTCCAGTTGGAACAAACTAAATTCATAAATGGATTTAAGAAAAATCCTCTGGATGTGGATTTGACTCAAAATACCAAATTCCAAGATGTTGTAAGTCGTGTGGATTTATTCTCTCGTACTCTTGGCGAGAATGAGAATGGTATCAACACTAAAATATCCCAAATGGTTATGAAGAACGATGAGATTCAATCATTTGTACAAAATGGTGGTTCTCCGTCAGGTAATATTGTATTGGATACAGATACTTTTGAGAATGCTTTATCTAATATAACAATCACTCCTGGAGTGATTGTAAAATCGCCAACACCGGGAAATTATGGTAAGAATCCTTATCGTATTACTATATATAAAACTAATGATACGCAACGTTGGAAAGGTGTGTCCTTACCATTAACTATTCAATCAGTTAAAGTTGGTGATACATTCACGGTAAGCTTTAAATATAAGATTAATAGTGCTATGCATAAGAGTGGGTCTAGCGTTTATGCTGTTGAATTGAAGGACCATACTCGTAACAAAGGTCGAGCAATATGGTCAATTGATGCGAATAGTACGGATATTGAATTTAACAAATGGCTAACATTCAAACGAACATTTAACATCGATAAAAACATGACTTTTGACTTTAAGGATCTGCACCCGTTCTATTTCTGGGTTGACAAGGCTGGAGATTTTGAAATTAAAGAAATCATGATGGCTAGAGGGAATAAACTACCTGATGAATATAGTCCTGCGTCTTGGGGGTCAGCGACTATGGTAAATCAGCTAAGCAATTCTTATGCTATCAGAGCTTTAAATTCAGCGAATAGTATTGTCAGTGAAGTGAATGTCAATACAAATGGTATTCGTTTCAAAGGTAAAAATCTTGAATTTGATGGTAACGCTCTTATTCACAATGGTATTATCAAAAATGCACATATCGCAGATGCTACCATATCTTCAGCTAAAGTAGCTAGTTTAGACGCTAGTAAAGTTGTCGGTTTGGAGGGTGTGTTTGATAACCTTTTGGCTAATAAAGCTAAGATTAGACGGATATTTACCGATGGTATTGATATTGGTAATACTACAACAATGTATGCTACAAATGGAATTCTACAAATATCCCATAAAGGTGGATTAACCAAAGATGTTACTATACGTTCTAATGGACGTATTTCTTCCCCTGCTTGGATAAATGGTAGAGTATCAAATAACGCTGATTATACACCAGTAATGACCAACGTTTCGATGAATACTCCTTTAGGTCCTCGTATTCCTGTATCACAATCTGGAATAACTGTATATGGAGTACGTACGATGTTCATTGTTACTTTTTCTAACGCAGATACTAATGAATATGGTACACATACATATTTGTATTTAAATGATGGTTCTAATCAAAACCACACATGGTATGTACCACTTAAATGGCCAAAAACACAAAATGACTGGAATAATGGTTTCTACTAATAAAGGAGAAATATGGAAGAAGATAAAACAACTCAAAGACTACTACAACGTATGTCTGCACAAATTGGCTACTTAACAGCCGAAAATTTAGAATTGAATATTATGATTGAAGATTTACAGGAAGAAAATAAATCTTTGAAACTGACTCAAAATATTAATAATCATATTGAACAAATGAAACTGGAGGACTCACCTAATGAGTAGCTTTAAAATCCGTACTTATTACCATATTTACGATGGTAATGGAAATGTCGAAAAGACTTTGTTTGAATTATATACAGAAACACCAACCAACTTGATTACTGTATATTTACCGGGTAAACACACTCTTAACAACACTTCTGATGAAGCAGAATATGTTAAGAAATGTTTACTTGCATTCCACAAAGAGTATTTCTCTGAAATCGAATTCAAAGAAACTACTAAGAAGGTGGACGAACTTAATGAAACAGTCGAACAAAAGAAAGTTGAAGACCAACGTCGTGATGATTTCATTAATGCTATGGTTATGCATACCATTATGTCTGGTAATATTGTTTATGGAGTTGTTTATAAGAAACTTGCAGGACTTCTTGAGAAGGCCCAAGTAGGTAAAACATATCAAGCTAATGATATTGTAGTAATTGAAGACCCTAACCATCAAGAAATCAACGGTGAAGGTAAGCTTGTATTTGTGCAATTCAACAAAGAATTCACATATAATGGTGAGCCTGTATCCGATTTCGTTACTAAAGGCCGTCTTGAAATGGACGGTGTAGGTGCTGCTTATCCACTAACTCTCGGACAATAAGGGAGGTTTAAATGATATATTTAGACACGCCTGTTACTATCATTGATGATGGTACAGACCGTTCTATTGGTATCAAATTCTCAGAACCTGATGCTGGAGATGAGCAAATCATCTCTGGTGTCTATTTTAGGTCATCTCACGATACCAAAACAGAACTAAATGCTACATGGTATCCTGACAAAGGTACTCTTATAGTTGATATTCCTAATAATCTAATTAATTATTCAGGATATGCTAAACTAATTATCCCTAAAACATCATTCCTAACAGATGCTATTACTATGAAGTTACATGTATATTCTCCTAAAGATACTGATGGGGTAACTCGGGCGTACTATGGGCAGGATAAATACGCATTTGTGCGAGACTTTGATACAACTAGTAATCAAATTTTCATTGAAGTTGCTACTGATATTGTTAATACAGATTTCATCCGAAGTCTTATTGACAAAATTGTATCTGAGAAGGGTGTTTTAGACCAAGCTGGAACTGCGGTTGATACGGATACTCTTAAGAACGATATTCTTAACCGAGTAACTGAGTTGATTAATGTTAAGAAGATTCAAGAAGAGATTAAAAAGTCTCTAACAGATTCCATCGAACAACTCAAAACAGAACAATCAAAATCACTGCAAAATCAGGAGAGTCGTCTAGAGGCAATCAACACAAAAGTTTCTGCATTAGACGCTAAAACAATCAAGACTGATATTCTCAGTTCACTTGATGAGAAAATTATCGCTTCTAAGATAGATATTATCAATACTGTTGATACAACGCAATTGAAAATGGATTTGACAACTCTTGTAACAGAGACATCTAAATCTGATATTGCTGCGGCTAAAGAATACACTCAAAAGTATTTGACAACATATTTCGAAGGTAGTGATTTCACAACTAAAATTACTACAGCTATTTCAGATACATTGTCAACTATTAATAGTGATATTTCTTCAACAAGAACTGTAGCTGATGGAGCTAAATCAGATGTGGATAATCTTAAGACTAAGGTCGAAAAGAACGCAACTGATATTGCTGCTCTTGAGGAATTCAAAACTAGTGTATCTGGAGCTATTGCTTCATATATTACTGATAACCTTACAAGCCAAAAGATTATCGAAACTCTTAAGACAAACTCTGATTACATCAATGATATCTTCACAGACATGACATCACTTCTTGATGCTAAATATATTAAGAAGGCTGATGTTACTAAGGTAGATACCATGGAGGGAACTAAAGTAACTGTTGGGGAAGTGAGTTTCACAATCCCAGTAACGGACAGTTTTGCTAAAGAGACCGACTTAGGTACCTTGAGAGCTAAGGTTGGTTCGGTTGAAAGTTCTATTGGTACTGCTATCGATACCAAGTTAGCTAATGGCGGTGACCATTATATAAAGAACTCAGAATTGCATACTGCTCTGCAGGGATTATCCGGAACTCCATCCCGAAATAATGGCGATAGAAAACCGCCAACTTCATTTTGCATATTGTTTGATAAAGATCAAGATATGTATTACATATATTTCGATAATGATAGCGAATTAAGATTTTATGATTACAAAAAAGTTAATACTGTTTATGGTATAGGATATCCTCAGAATATTAATTTCAAGGATCCTACCGAATGGCCGATTCCTGGTAATATAATTGCGGCTTCGCGCAGGACAATTACTATTGAAGCATATGCCAAGAAACCTTCAGAAACTTATTGGGCAGATAATACTACAGTAATCAATCCTGTGGTAACTCCAGAAAATTCTGGATATGACGCAGATTTTTCTAATGCTATCTTAAATCCTGATTCTAGAAGTAGACATAAGTCTCGTCAGAAAAATATCATTAGAGTAATGTATGAATTAGGAATATGGACAAGAGAAGAATTGTCCGATCCTAAATATCAAGTTAAATTTACAAAGAGAGGTTAATTTATGGTATTAAAAGTTAAAAGATTTAATAATAATGTTGTACAAATTGTAAATCAAGGATTAACCATGGATCCTATTGAATTAGTAGTTCCTGAAGGGTTATCCGATAATCAAATTATACAAGATTTTGGACTACCACTTCTTACTAAAGATAAAACTATGATCGATGTCATTTTTGAAGTTACTATCCGTAATCCATTTCTATATGACACACAATTTGAATCTTTGATTAGTGAATTGGAAGAACTATCTATTGGTAAAACATATCTAATAGGCGAGTCTATTAGACTTCGAAATCCAAATTATACGCCCGAAGGTTTTGAAGGTGATTATGTAATGGTTACATTTAATCAACCTATAACAATTTTAGAAGGTGAAGATGGCTATAAAACATTCGAGGACTATCACAAAAATGGTATTGTCGAAATTTTAAAGTGGCAAGACGTCGTTCATCTGAATCCTAACGACTTTAAAAATAAATAGGAGATAACTTATGGTAGAATACTATTCTATACAATCATCCCAAGATGTTATAGAGCATTTTGGGATTAAAGGTATGCGTTGGGGTATTCGTAGTCGTCATGCAAATTTAAAGAAACTTCATAATAAAATGAAGGAAACTTCAAATGACATGGACTATGTCAATGTTACTTATAATGATTGGGGACAACCCCGTTATAGCCCAGGTTACGAAGAAGGCCATCATTTTAAATTCCAACGTGACCGTCATAACTATAAATCCAATATGTATGCTGAGTTGTTAAAAGAGAAACAACAAAAAGCTAAGCGTAAAGGAAAAACTTTAAAAGAATCAACGATTCGTCGTTTAAATAAAAAGGTCAAGAAACATGATCGTCTTTATAAAGATTATGCTAAAGCGGCTAATGCCTATGACCATCGATATGATTAGGAGAAAAACAATATGATTATTATTTCAGAAAACAAACTCATCCACACAGATAGCTGTCAAGACATCATTGAACACCACGGTGTCAAAGGAATGAAATGGGGTCGACGAATTGGTCGAGCTGTACGAAATGTAGGAACGATTTATGCGAATTCATATATTCATCCTACATTGACATCATCTTCTAAGTATCGCACAGAGAGACAGCACAGAGAAGATAAAAAACAATATAAGGCTGATAAAAAAGCTCTTAAGAAGAAATTCTTAGAAAAACAAAACAAAATCATGTCTTCAAAAGGGGATATTAATAAACTCACAAACATGAAGAATAAAAATATCTCTGACAGAAAAGCTGCGTTAAGCAAACTTAAATCCGATTACAAGAAATATAATAGTTGGGACGGAATGCTTGAACGTCAAGTGCAGAATTTAAATAATAACAAAGCCGCTAAAGCACGTTACAAACAAGATATGATGAACGCAAAAGATAAAAATTCTAAGAAAGTAGCAAAACAACGCTATAGAAGTGCCATTGACTACCGTAATAATTAATAGGTATTAATATGAATACAAATGACATAATTGAACACCATGGAGTCAAAGGAATGAAGTGGGGACGACGAATAGCTAAGGGTATTAAATCATGGATGATAAAACAAAATGAAAAATACTACGATAGTCATAATGGTTTGCTTGTTGATTATAATTATCAAAAGAAACATAATCCTATCGAATGGAAAGCTGTTCAAAGACATACTGGCGCGAAGACAAATTCAATCGTTCCTCCATCCAAAGAAATTCTAAAACGTCAAAAAGCAGAATATGAGAAACTTAGAGGTATGAAAAAGGCAATTAATGACCTTAAGATCGAACGTTATGCACGTTTTGAACCTAGAATACGTGATCATGTTAAGAAAGAACATCTTGCGGAATATGATAAGATGGATAAGATTTTAAAATCTTACAATCGTCCACATCATGATGGGCCTAAGTTGGAACGATGGGATAATGCCTATGATCGTCAAGTTAAGTTGACTCAAATTGGGATGGACCATAAATATAAAAAAGCTAAAAAAGCTTATAATGATTATATTAATAAATAGAAAGTCGGAGTCTACATGGCTCCCTCTTTTTTTTTCGCAGAAATTCCCAACCCTATAATGAAATAAAAATTTATAGGAGGGTCATCATCATGACTAAACAAAATACACTATCACTTAATCAAACTAATATGGTTCAATTAGCTTATATGCTAAACGATGCAGAATTTGGAAAAATGTTAGATGAACAATGTAAGATTGTGGTTACTTATTCAAAAGCTAACCTACAAACTATTGAGTACATCAAGGCATTGTACAAACGTCTACGTCGCGAAGCAGAAGCTGTTATTGAAGCTATTTCATTTGAAGAAATTGTAGATAGATGCAACAAAATGTTTAAGACACATGAGAGATTGATGCAAGTAAATGAATCAATTATCGAGGGAATTAGAAACGATGTTGATGTACAGGATGCATTTAATAAACACGTAAAAGAACTCACTGTATACGTCGAAACACGTAGAAGCGAGTTTGAAGAAATTGCGGAGTTTTATAAAACACTGTAACATCATCAGAGGGTTAATTCCCTCTCTTTTTTCGCAGTAATTACAAGTCTTATAATGAAAGAAAATTAAAGGAGTAAACTATTATGTTTAAAAATTTTAAAGGAACTGTAATTACTGAAGATCAAGCTTTATTGGCATTGAAATTGTTGAAGGTTGGTTTTGAAACAGGGTTATTTCAAAAGTCTTTTGAATACGCAATGGACAAACAAAATGTCGATTCTTATATAAGAGAACAATTGAATGACTTGGTTCGAGAAGCAACATCACGTTTAGAAATGTTTAATAATGACGACGATTTCTCAGAAGAACTATGGTATGAAATTGACAACATTAATAAGAAAATGTACGATATTTTCGGATTAACAGAAGAAGAATATTACGCTATTGGTGTCGAATATGCTCAATCAAATCCAGAACTAGCTGTCGAAACAGCTATTAAACAATTTGAATTGATCAATTAGATACTGAAGGAATAATATTCCTTCTCTTTTTTTTGAATCCGCAGGATTTACATACCATACAATGGAAAGGAGGTAACTAAAATGACGAAAAAAGCTACCAATACAAAAGAGAAACAATATAAGGAAATTGTTATTGAATTAAAGATTAAATGGCATGTATTACATACAATTATAATGAAGACCGCTTGTGACATATCCAAAGTTAGTCTTATTATAGATGATGTTACAAAATTAATTGATGACTTGGACGATAAAACATTAACATATACTCAAGATTTGAGATTAGGTTACATATTATCATCGATGACTAGATTAGTTAGAACATTTCATAAAGAAACTAAATGGAACCGTTTTAAGCGTTTTATCATAGTTGTATGGATAGACAGTTTAATTAAATATTTATAAGAGAAACTATATTGTTTCTCTCTTTTTTTAATTTCGCAGGATTTACACATCCTATAATGAAGAATATAGCTCAGCGGGAGAGCATCCTGAATACTCAGGAGGGGCGACGTGGTTCAACTCCACTCTATTCTTTTTTTTTCGAAAATCATTTAAAGGAGGTTATTATGCCAATTAGCAAGAAAAGAAAAAATGTCAGAAAGACAGGTAGAAAATTCGGAGTAACTAAGAGAATTCCAAACGTACAGTCTCTTCTTTTTAAATATATCCACTCATATTTTGACGAAAGGATTGGTGAGTATGTAGTATATGTGAATCTGGTATGTAATGACGTACCAGTAATTATGTCGGGATTTATTGACCCAGATAAAAGTTATTTTGAAGGTATCCGTATTCACAACCCTAAACCTAAGCGTGCGCACACAGCACAAACTGTTTATATTTCAAAGAAGGACGCACCTATGTTCTTCGCCACAATCAAGGCATATTCGCATACAGTCGCTGATATGTTAGATGAAGGTGAGAAAGCGCCTATATTGGACGTCAATAACAATGGTGAATATTTTCCTGATAAACTTATTAGTGACTATAGGAAGTTAACATAATCGCAGATTATACATAGCTCATAATGAAAGGAAGGTGTTTAAAAATGAAATTTAACATTACAGAAGAAACACAACAACAATTAGAAGCAAAGGGCTATGTAAAGTCTCATGACCATTACATGCATATCGTCGGAAAATATTTTCCTAATGATAACAGATCTTTAAAGGAGATTATGAAACATGCTGAAACTGATCCAATGGGTTCAATTAAAATGTTTTACAATCTAGGCTTTGATATTGTGTATTTGAACAATTGCTATTGCACTACTGAAGAAGGTGCTAAAATAGACCAACAAGTTCTAAAATGCGCAAAACAACTAGTCGAAGATTGTAAAGAATACGAGAGAAACGAAACGCTCAGAAACATGTGGAAAGCTGCTTATAGATATCTGTTGCTCATGGGGAATATCATTCGATTAGGACGTGCAGAAGAATGTTAATGAGAAGGCGTTACATACGCCTTTCTTTTTTTTGATTTCGCAAAGCTCTCCATAAATAATTATTTTTAAGGAGGAAACCTCAACGTTTATTATCAGTTCAAACATATGGAGGGTTTTGTGAAGTCAAGTAAAGGAGGTAACATACATGACTTTATTACATTTTTTAACATTCTTAATGTTAATTGATATCATTCGGATTTTATTCAAAGGAGGTAAAGATAATGAATAGACCCGAACCAATTAATTTTATAACTAGACCTGATTTGCTATCCGAAAACGCTAGTGATATGCAATTACTATTTGCATTCAAAAGTATTGTAATGGACTATGCGAGACTATCGGACCCTTTTGAAAAAGCAGCAACTAGTTTCTTTATTATTCATGCAGAAGAAGCTATGCCTATTGATAATGAGGAAATCTATCAAGACTTTATGTTTGTTAAGGACTTCTTCTTTAATAAATATGCATCAGATATTTCTAAAGATATGCTTAACATTATGCAGAACCCTAAAATTATCCAACTTCAATATGAGAAAATGGAAGCTGCTTTTAAAGAATTATTGTAACGCAGAATTTACACACCCTATAATGAAATACTTATATTATAGGAGGACACAACAATGTGTAGAAAATTAGTTAGAGAATTGGGATTTCGCTTATTGGCGTTATACGCCGTAATGGAAGAGTCTTATGTAGAACGACTCGAGAAAAACGGCTATATTGACAAAGATAGCGAGTTTCATAAGAGACGACTAAATACTGTACAACAAGTGTTGCGAAAACTTCGCAATGAGGGATTTTAAGAAAGGAGGAACTTAATATGAAAGACTTATTAGGAGCATTGAAGATGTTACTCGGGTTTAAACTACTCGAGTGGCTATTCCATATAAAATAAGACTCAGGATACTTATGTATCCTCTTTTTTTTCAGAAAGGATTATATTATGAAATCATTATCAATTTCACAAACTGCTAAATATTTGAAACGCACACCGGTTAAATCTATGATTGAAGTACGAGACGTTATCGACCCGATTATCGTACTTGTGCTTGTGTCTAAAATTCGTAAACTAATTAATTTTTAATATAAAAGGAGCCCGCTATGACTATTAAAAACGTAAAACTTAACTCAAAAGAAGCTGAATTGTACACATATATTTACTCTAAGTATTCAAAAGACTTGGAAAAATACGGAGCTAACCGTCGTCGTGAAATCCTACTAAATCGTCTCAAACACAACTCATTTGTTGGTGGATTGACTTTGTTGACTGTAGGATATCTTGCGCAAATGTTCGGACGTCATTTCCGTCGCCGTCGTATCAATATTGATAATGAGTTGGTAGCAAAACTAAATGCTGACCCAGAAATCCAAAAGATGTTTGAATTGGAGGATGCTGAAAATGTATCTGCTGAATAATGATAAGTTGAAAGACCGTAGTTCACTAATTACATGGTTATTTTTTAACAAACAGCTTAAGAAGGATTGTAAAGAAAGTATCAATATATTAGTTGAAGATATTGATAAAGTAGACAGAGTCGAAAAACGTGCTTATGAAATTAAGGATATTGATTCTGAATTACAATTGGCAGTTTTGAAAAAAGGTATGACCGAACTTTATTTGAAATGTGTGGAATGCGCATACACTCCCAAAAAGCGTATACCGCTATCATATATTTCTGAGTTGGTTATTATACTACGTGCATTGGATAAAACTTTGGATGAATAAAGGAGAAACTAATATGTTTAAAAATATGTTTAAAATTGAAGGTGTTGAATTTGAAGATAAGGATATGCAAGAAGCGTATTACCGCGGCCAAGTCGATGGTCGTGCGAATGAACAAATTAAAGGTGCTGTTGGTATGGCTGCTACAGGCATCCTTACCGCATTGGCCTATCTTATCCTTGGTCGACGAAATACCAAATATAATCGCGAACTTAATGAAGCGATTGGGGAAGAAGGGAAACTAGGTGAATCTATGTTTCTTAAGGACCAAAATGACGAATTGCGTAAGATTTTTGGAGATGACTGATGGCTAAAATTGACCGTGTTATTATCAAAGTTAATGGTAAGGTATATTCGTTCTTGAACCCCGCATTTATGGACCAATCAGAGTATGAATATTTTAGAACTAATTTTCAAGATATTAATAAATTAGCGGTAATCATACCATATAATAAGAATTTTTTAAACGATATTCTTATACAGGATGAAAAGACATTCCAAATGCTAAAAAGGTCTAACGTTATATTATCGATAGATGGCGTATCTATTGACCGCTTTATAAATACAGGAATAGTACACACATATCGTAGCGTTGTTATCGAACTCGAATGTCCTTACTGAGGATACGCAGGATTTCCCTATGCTATAATGAAAGGAAGGTAAAAATATATGAATAAATTACTTATGGTCATCTGCTACGATGGCTTGGATGCAAAGATTGAAGAATATCAAGTTAGAATTGGTATTGCCGAATCTGATGAAGAAGTAATGGATTTGAGTTTGAAATTGGCAAAACTTATTGCTATCAAGAATGAACGTGATAGAAATAAGATTAAACCCGAAACTGTACTCAAAACCATTGTCGACGTTATCGGAATGGCCGGAGTACTACAATTCGAACAGATGAACATAATCACGTCCAAGTTATGGGGAGTAGTATCATCTAAGTTTTTTAAATAAATATAAGGGATTACTTATCCCTTTCTTTTTTGTGAGGAGGTAAAAATGACAGGTATTGTTATGACTAAGGAGACAAAACCAAGGGACCCAATTCTTAAGAAGTACGCCAAACGGATTGATGAAAACCGTTTTAAAATTGATGTGACAACAAATCTTCAAGAAATTGGTATGCAAGGATATGAACGATATACTAGAATGTCTGATGGTGTACAAAAAATTGACCCAGAAATTCTACACAACGATTTATCCATATTCAAAGCAGGTATTATCACGGACGTGACGCCTTTACAATACGATATTCGTAAGGACAGATGGACTTATACAATGTATGTATATGGAGTATTTAACGGAGAACTGACGCCTAAAGAAATTGTCAGAAATTATTATTTGAAAGGACATGGAATAAATGTGGGAGAAGATTAAATATGTATTAGAAAACAACTTGACGGACGTGTTATTCATGTTTGCATTGACGTTTCTAGTTTTATGTGTAGAAACGATTGGTTTCTTATTAATGTTAAATCTTATGAGCACGTTGGGGTTCTTAGGTTTCCTAATAGCATTTACTGGAATGTTATTTATTGGGTTTATATACCTATTTATGATGGTATCCATCATTGAGAATTTGTATTTATAAAGTGAGGTAAAAATGGCTAGACCAATTGTAAAAACGTCTGCTGAGTTTAAGCAGACAATTATTGATATGATTAAAGCGATGCCGCTTGATGACATGTTGTTAATTCCAAATAATGAAATTGACAAATATATCTCAGCATGGACGGAAGTCGATGAAAATGGAAACAGTCCTGCACAGGAAGACTACAAACGATATTTCCAATTCATTATGACAATTCCACCCGAAATGCATATTGTTGATATGGATTTATATTACTTCCGTATTGCCCGTAAGATTATCGATTCTATGTTGTTATCTATGTTAGAAACTTCATATTACAAAACTGTATTCGGAACCGCGGATGTAATGCATGAAAACTATCAGCTTCTGTATGAATTGATATCTGAAACGGCAAACAAAATTGAAAATGACCCGGACAATCGAAGGGCATATATGAGCGCTACTGAGTTGCGCAAGGAATTCGAAAAATACTATGACAAAGTATTAGAAGAAAATCATGAGGAAGAAGGTTGAAGTGATGCATTCTACCGAAAAATATACCCTGGTATTGTCTAAGGAAGAATTCTACGATACAATTGTACAAAATATACGTAAGTTACCGTTACAAGAATTATTTTTCATAGACGATTGGTATATCGGTAGGCTAATTCGAAATTGGACTAAACTAAAATTCGAAGAGGACTATCGGAGATATATATTTGGGTTACTGATGGTATCAGATAACACGGAGAAATTAGATAGTGAGCTTTGTTTGTGGAATATATCTCGAAATATGGTAGATGAGTTAATCGCTTCATTGGCTGAAGGATTTTACTACGATGAGATGGAGAGCATTATGGGTGAGAACTTATGGTTCGAACCATTTGCCCATCCAAAAGAATATGCCGTCGACAAAGAACACATTAGATATTTTCTTGATGTGATTGACACAATATATAACCGTGTTGATACAAACGAGTGGGATACCGTGACATGGTTGCGTTATTATTTAGGAGAGGATTATTTAACATGAAACAACATATTCGCTTAGAGATGGACTATGAACAAATGAACCATCTTTACGATAGCTTCAATGCAAGCAACAAAGGTATCGAAATTGATGTACCTAATTCAAATGTGGTAATTCATTTTGTGAAATTGGAGGAAGATGATGAGTAAACTAAGATATACACCAAGAACACATATTAATGAACTATGTCGTTCGGTGTTTGAGTATAAATGTGAATTAGGTTATTTTGATTTCGGTGATGACAGTTATCCTCGACGCTATGATCATAGTATTCGTACAGATGCTATGGCTATCAAGAAGTTTTGCAAATATAGGTTAGGTTTAATCTATAATGAAATTAATATCGTACGTGGACGTAAAGGACTTCCTCCGGTTAGATATATGGCCGGCCATGAGGAATGTCTTGCTGGAGTATAAATCCGCAGATTTTACATAGGCCATAATGAAACAAAATAAAAAGGAGGACTAAATCATGTCTAAGAAAGTTTCAAAAGAAGTAGTTGAAGAAGTCGTAGAGGCTTCTGAAGAAGTTAAGGATACAGTAGCTGAAGCTGCTGAACAAACTGTAGAGGCTGTTACTGAAGTAACGCCGGTTGTAGTTGAAAACAAAGGTTTTTGGGAAACAACAGCAGAAATTGCTGCACACGCAAGACCAATTGTTAAGAAGATTGTAATCGGGGTAGCATTAGGCGGACTCGCAGTACTAGCATTCAAAGCTGTAGCACCTAAAACTTCGGAAGAAGAAGCTGTCGCGACTGAAAGTACATCTGATGATACTATTCTAGAAGGTGAATTTACAACCGAAGAAGAATAAGTTTCATAAGAATATCGAGAAAAACACTCGGTATTCTTTTTTTTTAATTAGAAAGGAGAAGCTAGTGAAAACTTTATTTGGTTTTTTGATTATGTTGTTATCTGGGGGATTGCTGTATGCAATGCTGTATACTGCTTTGGTATATTTCTTTGCGCTTGATGTACGAGTCGCAGGATTTTTAACAGGAGGTGTCGTGGGATTGGCCCACTATGTCTGGGGATATACAACAGGCGAAAACAAAACTAGCGATGAATAATTATGGCAGTAGTGCTCGAAGACTATGGGGCGGTTAAAGTTGAAAACCGTAACCACACTGTAACATTCTATATTCCATTAGACGGTCCTCGAGATATATTGCTCGCGGATTTTGCTACTGAATTGAATGTGTATAATAATAGAATGTCATTCGAAGGCGAACGATTTATGGCCGTTTCTGGAGTACAGAAATATATGGCACGAGCGGACGCACGATGGATGGCAGAAGTAAAAGGAATTAGGTCATGACAACAGAATATAACAAAGTTAAAACAAAGGTGAAGCCTCTAGATGAGGCAAATGAGATGATGGATAAACACATCCAACCAGTTGCAAAGGGTCGGGTGAAAAAATCCGGGGTTGGAAAATGGCTCGGAAATGTATTCTTCGGTGAAGAAGGATTTCGTGGCTGGTCGGGCCACATGTTTTATGATGTGGTCGTTCCAAGTATCCAAAATGGTTTGGCAGATATGGCGACCACGGCAATTCAACGCGCTATTTTCGGACAAGATTATATTCATGCTCGAAGAACAACTCCAAGTTACTGGGGGCGTGGTGTAAATAATGTTACACGTATTGACTCTTGGCGAGACGCGAACCGTCAGGACTATACACAAAACTATGCAAAACGCAATCGCAAGGCATCGAATTATGTCGAAGAAATCATTTTCGATACAAGACAAGATGCGCAAGAAGTATTTAACATTATGTTAGCCAATCTTGACGCATACGGCGTAGTGACTGTTGGGGATTTCTATGAGTTATCTGACCAACCGTCGAAATTCACAGACCAATCATTTGGATGGTCTATTTCTGGAAATGGACAGGGCTTGCAAGGAGCTCGTATTGTTGCTGCTAGAGGCGGAGGATTTAAAATCCAATTCCCTCAACCCGTGGAGGTGTAAAATGTCATTTGTATCTGAACAAACCAAGAATGAAATCTTGGAACTTGCTAGATCAATGGGTTTAGATAGCGATGGAGACTTTGTAATGTACAAGGGTAAATTGTACCTTATAAATGTTATTAAAGGCATCGTTAAACCTATAATTGAACACACATAAAGGAGGAACATATCATGAAAAAACTACTAGGAACTTTATTCTTGTTGTGCACACCACCTGTTGGATGGGTTATTCTTGCCTACTTATGGGCGAAAGGAAAATAATATATGCATGAAAGACTATGAATTATCTATGGCATGTGTTATATTACACAACGGTATTCATACCGACACGTGGTATGACATAGACCATTACGAAATCATCAACAATCAATACTTGATCAAATATCGAGGTAAATGGTATAACTTCGATAGAAATGTATACAATATCGGTTATTTCTGGGTTACTCCTGACGTACTTAAGACGAAGGAGAACGAAGAAGCATTCATCAACAAAAAGATTGATGAAGTATATTCACTAATTAAAAAGGAGCTCGAAAGTGAGAATTAGAATTTATCCACGTATTTCAGGAGTTAGACCTATGTTATTTTCAGAGGTCGAAAACGTAAACGTCGTTAAAGACGGAAAGAATTGGTCTATCGAATTTGATCATATTGATCATATTAGTAAAGAGCGGAAAGTATCTGCACATTCGCAGTTCACAAGTGAATCCGCTATGGCGTACACTATTTTGGCAGAAACATTATAATAAAGGGGTATAAAAATGAAATTTGATTTAAACGCAGTAAAAAATACAGCCAAAACTACATGGGTAACAACCAAAATTCTTGGTAAAAAATACGCACCAGTTATTTTGTTAGGTGCGGGTCTTGTTGGATACGGATATTCTGTTTATGAAGGTATCAAATCTGGTAAGAAACTTGAAGCAACCAAAGCTAAATATGAAGAAATGGAAGCTGCTGGAGAAGAATTCTCACGTGTTGACGTGGTAAAAGATATCGCTAAAGACGTAGCTATCCCTGTCGCAGTCGCAACTGCATCCACAGCATCTATTATTTTAGGTTTCGCTATTCAAACAAATCGTCTTAAAGCAGTATCAGCAGCTCTTGCTATGGTTACAGAAGAACACGCTCGTTACCGTCTACGTGCTAAGACAGTCCTTGATGAAGAAACATTCAAGAAAATTGACGCACCACTTGAAACTAAGACTGTAAATGTCGATGGTGAAGATATTGAAGTTGAGTCAATCGTACCAAACGAAGGTGATTTCTATGGAATGTGGTTCAAGAAGTCACACAAATACGCATCTGACTCTCCAGAATATAACGAAGGTGTTATTAAGGAAGCAGACAATGTCTTGACTGAAAAAATGATGCGTAAAGGCGTGTTAACATTCGCAGAAGTATTGGATATTCTTGGATTTGAAGTTCCTAAAGCAGCTCTACCATTTGGTTGGACAGATACTGATGGGTTCTATATTGAATGGGATGCTCACGAAGTATGGAACGACAACAAGCAAGAATATGAAGTACAATTCTACGTACGTTGGAAGACACCTCGCAACTTATATGCGACAACAAACTTCCATGATTTCGTGCCTAAGAAAACCAGAAAGGAATTGAACTAAAATGAATACACCTGTAAAGATTTTATTGGGTATTGTGGGTGCGGCTGGCGTTGGATATGGCGCCTACCGTATTTACAAATGGTGGAAAGAAGAAGATGCTTTAGAAGCGGAAGGCTTGACTTACGAAGAACTAGTTGAACAAGCTGAAGCAAAGAAAACAGAAGAAAAACTTGCAGCACAGGTGGAACGAGAAGAAGAATTCGCGGAACATATCCGTGAAATCGATGGGCTGCCTAATGATGGCCTTGATTGGTATCGTACACCAGACAATGATATTCGTCGTGAACTATCTCCATATGAGAAACGTTTCGGGGTTGACTATAATCCACTGACGGAAGAACTTATTGTTGAAGAAGATATGGATGGTAATCGTTACGAATACGTACAAAAATTCAAGGAAGGAACAAAACTACTAAACCACCGTGATGCAATGTTTACAGCACGTTCGGTTATTAGTAGCACAAGGGAAATGGCAGCACAAATTAAATCCTTAATGGCAAATGATATGGAACATGACCGTCGTATTTATGACCAAAACACACAAGAAATCTATGACTACTGGCGTGCACTTGTGATGGAACGCTATGATATTCAGGACCAAGAGCTACGTGACAACTTGGCAGTGTTATTCTCATGGGAATATATCCCTATTAAAGAAAACATTGGTGACAAGAACGTACGAGAAGATATTATCCGTGACCGTACGGAATACTTCGGCGCTGGTACTATCCATTCCGATTGGGCATCTATTGGTGAAATGATTATTTACTATGCGAAGCAACTTGACTTTTCTACTAGTAAAGCTGGAACTACTGAACAATTCGCAGATATGATGGTTGAGACTCTTGGACTTGACCTAGAATATGACGAAGACCCAGTAATCAATGACACAATCCTTTCATTCGTAGAACGTCATCGTCTTGGTAAAGCGAATATCGATGGAACTTATGGTCTATTCCATATTTCCGAAGAGGCTTACAAAGAGTCTCAAAGTTTGTGGCATGAGCATAACCACTTAATTAGTGATGTTGTGGACGGCCGCTACATGCCTGAATTTCGTATTGAGTATACGAAAGAATCTGAAAATTGGCTAGGAGAATAAAATGTTAAAACAATTAGTGAGTTTGTTCCTGCTTAAGACAGGATTAGTGAGTGGACATATTAAAAATCGCTTAGAAGAATATGTCGAGGGTGCGCGTGTTATTCTTTCAGATTGGAAGGATTATAATTGGAAAGTATGGTATAAAGAGATGCCATACTTCGATAAGAAGTTATTTGACTTCCAGAAATTTACTGATGGTAATTCGTGGAAAGTTATCCAGTACCATATGGATAAGACCGCTAAATATGTTGTTGGCGATTACAACGTATTATTCAATCGTACTGGTAAAATTCGACATCTATTGGATATCTCTGCAGGTAACAACTTCCTAATCCTTTACAAAAAGGGTTGGGATTTACCATGCATATGTATTCTTAGGAACACTCCGGGCGAAAGTAATAATGCGGAAATATATAACCGTATGTTACATTTCTCATTGAACGGTAATACTAAGGAACTAGTTAAACTTGTGAATATGTATTGCTCGGTATACCCTATGTTTTCTATGGCTCCATTGTCAGAAAAATCCCAGAGGGTATATACTTTTGGCGTTCAAGAGTACACTGAAGGAGTAATCAACGACGGTTTATATGTGAAAGAAAGTGAGGTAAAAGGTAATGATAAAGGGAATTTTATCATTCTTTAATGGTTGGGAAGGCTCAGAATATGATGTGAAGGAGAGTGGGATTAAAACCCACCTTGAAAACTTCACAAAGACTGAGTCATTCTCACCGGTATATTGTAGATGGGCAGATATTTACAACGGCATAATGCTGAAACATAATATTCAGGCCCCTAAATTGAACATTTTTGTGGGAACACGATATAATCTTATGCAGGATACTAAGAATGGAGGGTATTATCCATTCATTCTTATTTCCGAAAAGCCTACAGACCTACGTATGCTTATTTTCCAAAGCATCAAAGAACAACAACTGTTCTGTTTGGATATGCTTAGGAAGGATTTGAACTTCGACAAATATATGGCTAACTCAATTACTGAGGGTCGTATGAAAATGTTCCGGTTTAAACGTGATGATAACGGATATACTGGTCATCCAAGTATCAAAGCACGTTTAGCAACTTATCCTGAAAACCCTTTCTTAGATTGTTTATTTGGGAACATTCCTTTCTCTGCACATAAGCCGGAAGGTACAGAACTGCATATTCACAACTTCTTCCTCTTGTCAACTATTAAAGAGGAGAATTACTTTAACTACGATATTTTACAAAAGCCTAAATGGATTGTACAATATGAAACAAAATTGAATGGAGAAGATTACAAATGAGATATTCACTAGACATTACACGCATCCCAGTTATCAAACCTGCTGACTTTGAAAAACACACCGAAGAAATCAATGAATTCCTACAACGCGACTACTCTGCTGAAAGCCAAATGATTGTTTGGTTAGATGGTATTTTACGTCATCTTGGTGATGGTGGAAATGTTACCGTGGCAGACTTACGAAGAACTGCTGGACTCGAGGTTGAGCCTCTTGATGAATTCTTTGGTTGGAGTAACTCTATTTCTCTACAACTTAAAGTTGACGAAGACCATACAATCAAATTCCCACTTATTCATCTTCGCCGCTTGACGCCTCCTATTTATCCAGAAGAGTTGAACTGGTCTGAATTTGACACAGTTCGACGTGAAGGTAAAGTAATTGATAATTTTGATTACTACAACGAATTCATTTCGGATATTCAGAAAGTTCACAGACTAACAGACGAACAAACTCGTCGTTTCATTGCTGGTGAACCATATTGGGAACCCGAAAGTGACCTAATCAAGGAGGTTAAATAGATGGGTACTGTTAGTAAGCAAAGAACTGGTATTGTTATTGAAGTCGAATACTATGATAAAAAATTCAACAATTTATTCTTTGACGTTGAAAACTGTGAAGTAGAAGAAGGATTTTTAGCAATTGAACATTACGTAGCGAATCGTAATGAAGAAGGAAAAATCATACAAATGTGTACTTATACAGACTTAAAGAACGTTAAAGGATATAAAGTATTCGCTTCACTGGATGATTATAATGGATATTACGGTATTTATCCTAAACCAACCTTCCATGGTGATATTGTTCCTAAATGGGGTGTTGGTAAGAAATACAAGATTGACGTCGAGTATTTGGATAAGGATAACAAACCAGATAGAATAGTGGTTACAAATGTAACTAACGCTTCTTATATTCAAGAAGCTGGACTTGATATGATACAATTTGAATATCTTTTAAAAGATGGTCATACGTCTCATTGGGGTATCGGATTGTCTAAACTTGTGAAATGGAAAGTTATTGAAGAAATGGAGTAAGTAAATGATTAAACATGTGAGAAATTTTGAGTATAAGGGGTATCGTTGTATGATTACCGAAGTATCATATCCGCAGACATTCATAGATTCTTTAAAATCTTTACCCGATATGGCTGGACGTCTTTCGTGGTACTGTGGGTATATTGAAATACCTTTCTCTGAAGAAGAGAAGTATCGTGACATTATTGATAGCATCATGCATGGCGGTATTACCGATGAAGAGCGATACGAAGATACTGTTCGACTAGGATTTGACCTAAACCATGTGGAGAGTCTTGATTATCCTAATACCGAAGACTTTGTTGAAAAGAATCTTCGAGCAGTTGCTGATTTTATTACAGGTAAGGAAATGAGGATGATAAAATGAGTGATTACAAAATCAACTCATTCGGTACGTCAATATTTAGAGGGGTCAATCATGGTGAGAAGCCTGATGAGACCTCTCATTTATTGAATAAACTGAAACACGAGTTCTTATCTTTACGTTGGACTAGTCCTATAACTATCGCAGTGAAGTACGTTAACACTAAAGGCGATATTGCTAAACTCACATTCGAAGATGTCGTGACAATCCGTTGGATTATTGAGTCTGATATATGTGAGATAGAATACCAATCTGGCTATGACTATATCACAATTGAAATTTTGAAAGCGGATGTTATGGCTATTGATGAAATCATCAAGCCTACTCCGCTAACAGCTAAAAGTAGAAGGGTACAATAATGGCTAATGGTGTTTTACATGTCAAATACATTGACGATAGAAAAGTAACAAATATGAATGGACTAGCGATACATATCTTTAATGATATTAAAGATTATTGTTTCTTGACCGAAGGACTTAGTCTTCTTAAGATTGAGTTGAATGACCAAGGTCGTGACGTTGTATATATTCCAATGTCTAATGTTGCCTTGATTGAATATTTCAAATCTAAAGAAGATTTTGAAAGAGTGTATCCGAGAAGACGATAAAAGGAGTAATGGAAATGACAAAACTAAATAACAACACAATGCGTGAGCAATACGACGGACAATACAAGACATTTTGTAAGAAGAATTCCGACTATGGTAACTCATTTGAGGAGTCTTTGGACAAGCACGGAATAGTGGCTAGCATCGTCCGTATGGGCGACAAAATGAACCGCTTAGAATCACTCACGGACGACTCTAAAACGCAGCAGGTGGGCTCTGAGAGCCTCCTAGACACCCTTGAGGACCTATCTAACTACGCTGCGATGACTGCATGCTGGTTAAAGGGCGTTCGAGCTGAAGATGGCGAGGAAGAGACCATTTGTATTATGGGGGATGACCGACCTATTCTAATTCGTAAGAACGGGAAAGATATTATTCCTGATGACGAAAACGTAGTTGACGCAATGCGATATGCAGCTGAGGATATGATGAATGACCCGATTATTCGTAAAAGAATTAATGAAGAAATCATTTCATACAGTCTTGATGCTATAATTGAACTGATGGTTGATGATATCAAACGGCAGCGTGACCCTAAGGTAAAATTAGACGAAAGACAACGCATCGTTGACCAACGTGAAAAATACTACCAAAAAATTGCTCGCTTTATTCGTAATGCTCCGAACATTGCGTTTGCAGACTTCGAAAGATATTTCAACACCCGTGCAGATTTGCATAGCTATGAACGTCAATTAATTATCGAGGGTGTCGCTGAAGAATTAGACTCTCAAATCGATAAAGAATTGGAAAAGTTTAAAGAGCAATTCATGGAAAGTCTTGAGAGTAATGCAAATAGTATTAGTATTAAGCAACAAGGGGAAATTCGTCTTATTTCTAACGCGATGAAAGGTATCATGTCGGTACTTATTCCAAATGTTTTAGCTCAAAGAAATCCAAAGTATGATGTGAATGCAAAATTAACTCAAGCGAACAAACGTAATGAGTGTTATAAGGAAATCGCGAGTCTTATTTTAAGCACTCCCTGGTTATCATTCGACGGCTTTTCAGGATACGTAGATACTTTTCGTGAGTTGACACCTGAGGAAAAGCAATTGATTAAAGAAAGTGTAGCAACTGAAATCTATGCACAAACCGACAAAAATCCCGGGGGTGACGAAGAGTCTGAATTTCGGTCCAAAAAATTCAATATTCCGACGGAAGAAACTAAGACGGAGAACCTTACTTTCAAACCACAAAAAGAAGACGAGGAAGAAAAAGAGCCGCTTAATGAGAAAATGTTCAAAGCGTTCTTATGGCTCTTCCACCCAATAATTGATAAGAACTATCGAGGTGATGATAATGATTGATATTTTAAAAAATAAATGCGTAGTTATTAAAACCTTTGGCGAATTTAATCAATTAAAAACTCATGAACATGAACGCAATAAAAAATCAGTTCTTCTCAATAAAGTTATTTATAATAGTACCGTAGTATACGATACACCAGTAAAAATTGCAGTAGAATATGTTGGTCCTGAGGGAAACCTTTCTACTTTGACTTTCGAGAATGTTTATAGTATTGACTATTGGTTAGAAGACACATATTTTGAAGTTCAGACATTCAAAAATGGTGAAACCATATATAATCAATTTTTAAAATCTGACGTAATTAATGTGTATGAATTGGAAGGAGAAGCTAATGAGCAAACATCTTAAAATGCATAACGGATATTCTGGAGAAATTCGACTAGGGAAACCTGGACGTACAAGAGTAAACCGAGATGGTTCTACTGTTCATTTCGTTGATGAATCAACTTGGAAAAATATAAAAGAACAATTGGGACTAACAGAAGAAAATTTAAAACATAATCCTATGTACGAAGTTATTGGTCGCTTCGAAAATGTCCCACCACACTTTAGACCAGAAAATAAACTACAGGAGAAACAAAATGACAATTAATCTAGAAACAGCATTGGCTTGGATGAAAAACCGTGAAGGAGCGGTATATTACAGTATGGACCACCGTGATGGTCCTGATGGATATGACTGTTCATCATCTATTTACTACGCTCTACGCTCAGGTGGAGCAGTATCTGCTGGTTGGGCAGTAAATACTGAATATGAGCACCAATGGTTGCTTGACAATGGATTTGAGCTTATTGCTGAGAACACACCTTGGAATGCTCAACGTGGGGATATTTTCATCTGGGGACGTAAAGGATATTCTTCAGGTGCTGGTGGACACACTGGTATCTTTGTGGATAACGATAATATCATCCACTGTAACTGGGCATACAACGGTATCTCAGTAAATGACCACGACGAACGTTGGGTATATGCTGGTAAGCCATATTACTACGTATATCGTTATACAGGAGCTGGCACAGCGCAGCCAGTTGAACCAGGTTGGAAGAAAAATAACACCGGTTGGTGGTATGTTCGTCAAAACGGGTCATATCCAACAAACCGCTTCGAATACGTTGCAGAAAATAAATCATGGTTCTACTTCGACAAGGATGGATATTGCTACACTGACCGCTGGTTGAAACATTCCGACGGCAAGTGGTATCACTTTGATGAAAAGGGATATATGGCCCTTGGTTGGAAGAAAATCGGTGGTAAATGGTTCTACTTCGACAAGGATGGAGCTATGAAGACCGGTTGGGTATCATATTATGATAACTGGTATTACCTCGACCCTAAAGATGGTGATATGAAGTCGGACCAATTTATTCGATACAATGACGGTTGGTATAAACTTCTTCCAGATGGTAAACTTGACAAAGAGCCTTCGTTCAAAGTTGCTCCTGATGGTTATATTACAACCGAGCCTCTTAAGAAACAAGAACCTCCAAAAGAAAAGGACACTAAGTAATAATTATGAAGAAAAATACAAATTCGCCAGTAGTGCTAGACGCGTTTGACGCAAAGTATATTAAAGATGTGGACGGGATTATAACTGGCTGGAAGCTTGTATTATCTCGTAATCCTATATTATCTACCTTATATGGGGAGATTGTCCGGGTAAAAATTGATGGTTTTGAGTACCTTGCACAGGTCGCAAACAGCTATCAAACGGATAATTCTTTGGTAAATCGGGTGGAATTACGATGGATTAAACGTTCTAAATAGGTATATTTCTATGGTTTTGAAGGGTATTTTGTTGAGAAAATCGGCAGAAAACTTGGAGGGACTGTAGGAATTTGCATTGATATTGTAGGAAAATTGGTCTAAAAATGGCTAATTTTGGTTAAAAACTATCCCCCAAAAAATCTGAGGAAATTTGGGGGATTTCTTGGTGACCTATAATATTGATGTGAAAATTAGAAAAAAGGGTGTAGATTTTTTAAAAATCCCCTATTTTTACCCCAAAAACGGCCCCTTTTCCTATTGTATACTGGGATGAGTTGAAAATGAACTTGTATATATATACAATGGGAGATAGGGCCAAAATGGGGTAGAAAAGGGTGATGGTAGAAATGGAGGTATATTAGTGGATTTTTTAGACGTATCTATCAAAAAGTTCACATCAAACAACCGAACGGTAGATTATGAGGTATCTCCAGACTTTATTTTTGGAGATACTAAGGATTTAGTTGTTAAAGGCTCCAAATTCTATGCGTATTGGAATGGTTCTTATTGGGATACCCAACAGAAGAACTTATTTTACGATATTGACACTTTACTTTGGCGTAGAGCTAAAGAACTGGAAGATGGTAGACCTGGGTTACGAATTGATGTAAAAGAAATTCGAAGAGCATCGGTTGGTAAGTTCAGGTTATTTCAAGATTTCTGTAAGGCTTGTGAGTCTGGCGATATATCTTTCAACCAAAAGATATTGTTCTCTGACCACAAGATGAAGAGACACGACTATGCTACTACTCAATTAAATTATACACCAACTGAAGGTGAAGCGCCAGCATTTCAAGAATTAGTTGGCACTTTATATATGCCACAAGAACTCGACAAGATATTGTGGTTTATGGGTGCGTTATTAACGAACAATATGTACAAGATTGAAAAATTCATGTATTTGTATGGTTCGAAAGGTAGTGGTAAAGGAACTGTCCTAAAGATATTTAAAATGTTATTCCAAGATTACTGTGCTCCTATTGACTTGAAACTACTCACAAGCAATGACCAGTTTGCAACAGGACAAGTTCAAGAGGTGCCATTGTTAATCGATGAGGATACCGATATCAGTCATATTCATAACGATACCCCGTTATTGAAATTGACGAGTCATGAAATTATTCAGGTCAATAAGAAATTTAAGGAACCTTATTCTGTCGTTTTTAATGGATTGTTAATTACAGCATCAAACCAACGTTATAAAGTTCGTAATGTTGACTCCGGTATTACTCGACGAGCCGTTGTTGTAAATCCTAGCGGACAGAAAGTTAGTCATACGAAATATAATCAATTGATGTCTCAAATAAAATTTGAGTTACCTTATATTGCTCAGATGGCGATTAATCGTTTTGAGGAATTAGGGTTTGATTATTTTGATGAATACTTCGATATTGAGATGGCTGAACAAACAGACCATATCTTCGACTTTATTCGTTCTAATGCAATTTATATGCAGGATGGAATTAGTCTTCGACAACTCGGAGAACTGTATAAAGAATATTTGGAAGAAATGGGTTGGAAAACGGATGGTTATAAAGCTGTTATCAAACGAGAAGCCCTGCGTTATTTTGATACCATGGTCAAAGATAGTGCTATAGATGGTACTCGTGTTAAGAATTATTTCAAAGGATTTAGATGGAACGTTGCATTTCCTGAAGGACTTGTCAGCACAACTAATCCCGATGAAATGATTGTTCCAGATAACTGGCTTAAATTCGACTACAACAATAGAGTATTTAATAGACTTGCTGCAGATTATCCCGCACAGCTAGCGCAAAGAAATGGAAATCCCATGATGAAATGGGAAGATGTACGTACAACTTTAAAAGATATTCATACGGAAAAACTACACTGGGTTAAAGTTCCGTTGAATCATATTGTGATTGATTTCGATTTGAAAGATGAGGATGGAAATAAGAATCTCGATTTAAATATTGAGGCTGCTTCCAAATTCCCTCCAACTTATGCTGAGGTTTCCAAATCAGGTCAAGGTATTCATTTGCATTATATCTATGATGGTAATGTGAACGAACTTGATAATTTGGTTGATGAGCATATTGAAATCAAAGTGTATAAAGGCAATGCCTCTCTGAGACGAATTGATAAAGGTTCAAATAATCTTCAACCATCTCATATTTCATCGGGCTTGCCGCTGAAAGAGAGAAAGGCTAAGATGTACGAAGAGGTAAAAGAAATAACATACACGGAGAAGACACTCCGTAAATTTGTTAAACGACAGTTGGGTCTTATTGAGGGTGAGAAACCAAGTCACCCAAATACAAAACCAACAATCGATTGGATTGCTGACCAAATTCAGAAAGCATATGACATGGGTCTAGAATATGACTTGACTGATTTGAAGCATGATGTATTTTTAAGAGCCCTGCGTTCAACTAACAACCGTGATTATTGTTTGGCTGTATTTCAGAAAATCCCATGGTCATCTATTCGTGATGACGATGGAGCAACTGAAGCTAAGCTGACAAACTTCACAAAGATATATCCAAAAGAAGAATTAGTGTTCTTCGATATTGAGGTGTATCCAAATCTATTTGTTGTCGTGTGGAAGAAATATGGTGAAGACGAATTTGTGAAATGGGTTAATCCAACTCCAGACCAAATCGAATACTTACTATCATTTCCTCTAGTTGGTTTCAACAACCGAAGATACGATAATCATATTCTCTATGCACGACTGCTCGGATGTGACAATTTAGAATTGTTCCGTCAGTCATACAGAATTGTCAACGAAAAAAATGCGAAGAGTGGAATGTATGCGGCAGCTTACGAATTAAGCTACACCGATATTTATGAGTACTCTCAGAAGAAACAATCACTCAAGCGTTGGGAAGTTGACTTAGGAATTAAACACGTGGAAATGGAAATCCCTTGGGACCAACCTGTTCCTGACGAATTAGTTCCTGTCGTTGTTGACTACTGTGTCAATGACGTCGATGCAACAGAGAAATTATTTGACGCTATATATGCTGACTATGTTGCGCGCGAAATCCTAGCAACCATTTCAAAAGGTTCGATGAATGCGACAAACAATCAGCTCACTGCTAAATTTATCTTTGGCGATGACCCTAAACCACAAGACAAATTTAATTATGTTAAACTTGACACAATCTTCCCTGGCTACAAATATGAGTTCGGTAAGTCATATTACCGTGGCTTTGAAACGGGTGAAGGTGGATTTGTGTATGCAGAACCGGGAGTGTACAAAAATATCGCTCTGCTTGACGTAGAGTCTATGCACCCGAACTCTCTGGTGAATATGAACTACTTCGGTCCATACACACAAAGATATGCTGACTTACTTAAAGTTCGTGTCTTACTCAAACATAATAAGATTGACGAAGTTAAACAAATGTTTGATGGAGTATTGGCTCCGTTCTTGGATAATCCAGAATATCACAAACCTTTGGTAACTGCCTTGAAGATTGTAATCAACTCAGTATACGGAATGACCTCTGCTAAATTTGACAACAAGTTCAAACACCCAGACAATATTGACAACATTGTTGCGAAACGTGGCGCTCTATTTATGGTCGACTTGAAATTTGCTGTTGAAGAGCAAGGATATAAAGTTTGTCATATTAAGACGGACTCGGTTAAAATTCCAGATGCGGATGATAAGATTATTCAATTCGTTATGGACTTTGGTAAACAAGAGAAATATAATTACAAATTTGAACATGAGCACACGTATAAACGTATGGCGCTTATTAACAATGCTGTTTATATTGCTCAGCTTGAAGATGATGAGTGGTCACCAACTGGTGCAGAGTATGCAAATACGTATTTGTTGAAACGAGTATGGACCAAAGAAGAATTGGTCGATAGAGATTTCTTTATCACCAAACAATCGAAAGGTCATATTTATCTTGGTGATGAATTCGTTGGTAAGGTCGGTTCTATTTATGCTTCCAAGTCTGGTAAAGAATGTATGTGGACTGAAGACAACGAAAACTTTAAATCTATTGCAGGAACAAAAGGATATCTGTTTAAACAAACTTCAGAATTTGATTATGAAGATGTTGATTTCTCTTACTACGATAAGATTGCAGTCGATGGACTCAAGAAAATTATCAAGGTTGGGGATATTACTCAAATCGTTGACGACATGCCTAAGGACTATGTAGATGCTCTTGAGCTTCAAGGCAAATATCCTAACGCACAATCAATTTCTATCAATCACGGAACTCTCAAAGTTAAGAAACCTGAGACCGCGTGATTGGATTTCCTCGCGGGTTAATTTTGGGATTCGCAGGATTTACATGGCACATAATAGAGAGGAAGAACAAAATTCTGCTGATTTGTTCTCCCTTTTTCTTTTTTGAAAATAATGTCAGACTCAGTCATTTAGAAAGGACAATACTATGACAACTATTTCACAAATTTCAAATTCTCAAATCATCCTTGAGGATGTTCAGTTTTTATTCGCTCGCAACTTCAGTGGGCGTCAAGAAAAATACAATCGCGCAGGCGACCGTTATTTTAACGTTAAGGTAAATCCAGAAGATGTAGAACTTCTACAACAATATGGTGTCAACGTTAAATTGTATGAGCCTAAGAATATCTCAGACGAGATGGCAGAGAAGATGGCAGAAAATCCAGACATGTTTGAACCGTCTTATTTCTTCAAGGTTCGTGTATACACTCAATTCGGTATGCCAAGCATTGCTATTATTTATGATAATGGCGACACTCCTATCGATGAAGACATCGCACCAACTGACCGTGCATTTTTAAATGACGAAAGTCAATTGGCTATGTTGGATGATATGGAAATTGCATTGTGCGATATGACTATCGCTCGACGAGATCCAAGTCCAGATGGACAATATGCTCGTCTTAACTTGAAGAATGCTTATATTCGTGTAGTGGACAATCCACTTCGTCGTAAATATGGATTCTAAAATTGAATTATACGACTATCAACGGCGGGCGGTTGATAGATTGCATAATGGTTCTGTATTGTGCGGGAAGGTCGGTTCGGGTAAATCCTTGACCGGCCTATTTTATTATATGAAAAACCATCGTGATTTACCACTTTATATTATTACAGTTGCTAAGAAGCGTAATGACAAAGAGTGGCATCATGACCTAGAAATGCTCGGCATTGAAGGGACAGTTGACTCGTGGAATAATATTACAAAGTATCTAGATGTTAAAGATGCTTTCTTTTTATTTGATGAGCAACGAGCTATTGGATATGGTTCATGGGGCACATCTTTCATTAAGATTGCTCGTAAAAATAAATGGATTATGTTAACAGCAACACCCGGAGATGTTTGGATGGATTGGATGTGTATATTCTTAGCAAACAACTTCTACAGAAACAAAACTGAATTTGTAGATAGACACGTCGAGTACAATCCATATTCTAAGTTCCCTCAGATTAAACGATATCATGAGGTGGACAGACTAGAACGGTTGAGACGTCATTTAGCTGTGCCTATGGCTGATTTTCGAACAACCAAAACCCATAGACAATATATTAATACTGCTTTTGATAAAGAATTGTATAAGCAAGTTATTGATACAAGGTTTAATCCATTCACTGAGACTCCGATAATGAATGCTTCGGAATTTACTCAAGTTCTTCGTAGGATAATTAACACAAGCCCACGACGAATAGCAAATGCTAAACAACAAATCATGACTCGTGATAGAATTATTGTCTTTTACAACTATACCTATGAACTTGATATTCTCAAAGAGATTTGTCAAGAATTAAATAGGGCATACTATCAATGGAACGGTCAGAAACATGAGCCTATACCCGATACCGATGAATGGGTATATTTGGTTCAGTACACGGCCGGAGCCGAGGGATGGAACTGTATAACTACTGATACGATTTTGTTTTATTCACTGAATTATTCCTATCGCGTTATGGAACAATCCGAAGGCCGAATTAACAGGGTCAATACCTCCTTTAATGATTTATTTTATCTCTATCTTAAATCCCCGGCTTCCATCGATGATGCTATCGAACGCTCAATTCGTAGCAAAAAGAAATTTAATGAAAGGAACTGGATTGATAAAGAATGTCCAAACTTGAAAGAGATTTTCAACGAACCTTAATTCAGGATATCCACAAACGAATGCCTGATGCTATTGTTAAGAAAAATGATTCTGGTCACATTCAAGGTATTCCAGATTTATCTGTGGACATCGGTCCATATTCTTATCATTTAGAAGTTAAGCGTAGTGCTAACGCACCATACAGACCAAATCAAGAATATTACTTAGACAAGTATAATTCAATGGGTGGATGGGCTCGCACTATATATCCAGAGAATAAGGAGGAAGTTCTCAATGAAATGGAACAGACATCCCGAATTCGAAGGTAAACATTCATTTCTTAGTGCTAGTCAATGTCATTGGCTTAAATATACTCCTGAGAAATTAGTAGAGCGCTTTGAAAATGAAAAAGCTAAACAACGTGGAACTGAGCTTCATGAGTTTGCTAGTCATGCTATTCAACATAGAATAAGATTATTGCCTGGCCACACTCATCCAGCAGTTGCTAATTTTGTTAACGATGCAATTGGTTATCATATGGATAGTGAAGTATTGTTATATTACTCTCCTTATGCATTTGGTACAGCCGATGCAATTAGATATGATGGTCCAAAGAAAGATAATCCTCGTGGATTTCTTCGGATACATGATTTAAAGACTGGCGTTACTAAACCTAAAATGGAACAATTGCTTGTGTACGCTGCATATTTCTGTTTGGAATACGGTGTTGCGCCTGAGAAAACGGACTTTGAACTTCGTATTTATCAAGGTGAAAACATTGAAACATTTATTCCAGAAGCAGAAGATGTTTATGATGTTTATCATACAATAAAAGAATTTTCTGGGATTTTAGAAAACAAACCTAGATAGAAAGGACCATATTCCCAATGAATTTAGAAGAAGCTTATGAGGATATTATCCTACATAAAGGTACTCCTCACCAAGGGAATATCCCACACAGTGGACGATATGCGTGGGGTTCTGGTGAGAATTCTTATCAAAGGGCTACATCGTGGTCCGATACTGTCGCCAAATATCGTAAGACTGGTTTAAGTGATACTCAAATCGCTACCAAACTAGGACTTACTACTAGTGAATTTCGTGCTAGAAATACAATTGCCAACCAAACCATTCGTCTTAGAAATCATTCTATGGTAATCGAACTAAGCGAAAAAGGACACGGTCCAACAGAGATATCTCGTAGAACTGGTATTCCTGAGTCATCTGTTCGTATGTATCTTAATGAACAAGTTAAGAACAATATTACAAGAATGGAAAATATTAAGAGCGACCTTAAAGCTCTTATCAAGGAGAATCCATATTTGGACGTAGGTCTTGGTTCTGCGCAACAATTAGGTATCAAGGAAAATACTCTTAAACGTGCTGTTCAACAATTAGAAGCAGAAGGTTATCATATGCACAAAGTATATGTTAAGAATGCTACTAATGACGACCACTGGGTAGAAATGAAAGTTCTTACCAAAGAGGCTAATCCTGATGTTGTTCGTGCACACAAGCATGAAATTGTTCCTCCTAATTTATATAAAGATGAAGATGGCAAAACTAAATTAGGTTTGAAACCAATTCAACATATTGATTGGAAACGTGTTAATATTCGTTATGACGAGCAAGGTGGTACCGATAAAGATGGAGTTATGGAACTTCGTCCAGGTGTCAAAGATTTAGACCTTGGTGGCTCTAGATATGCTCAGGTTCGTATTGGTGTAGGTGGAACTCATTATCTTAAAGGCATGGCCGTTTATGGAGACCCTAAAGATTTTCCTAAAGGTGTCGATGTTATTTTTAATACCAACAAGAAACAAGGAACTCCTAAAGAAAAAGTCCTTAAGGAATTGAAAGATGACCCTGATAATCCATTTGGTGCACAAATTAAAGCTAATGGACAAAAAGGCGCTATAAATAAAGTTAATGAGGAAGGCGACTGGGGAACTTGGTCTAAGACCTTATCTTCTCAGTTTGTTTCTAAACAACCGCCTGCTCTTGTTAAAGGTCGTATTCAAACCACGTATGAAAAATTACAAAAAGAGTTTGATGAAATTAATAATTTGACAAACCCAGTTATTAAGAAAGCACTCATGCAAGATTTTGCTGACGGCTTGACAACAAAACGTCATAATCTTAAATTAACTGGTTTCGATAGAATGAAAGGTCAAGTTATTTTACCATTGTCTGGTATCAAAGCTAACGAAATATATGCTCCTAACTTTAAGAATGGAGAGAAAGTAGTTCTCGTTCGATATCCTCATGGTGGTATTTTCGAATTGCCTGAATTGACAGTTAATAATAAGCTTGAAAAAGGTCCTGCTAAATTTATGAAGGGTGCAAAAGATGCCGTTGGTATCGACTCATCTGTCGCTTCTAAATTATCTGGTGCCGATTTCGATGGTGACACTGTAATGGTTATTCCGAATAATAAAAATGGAATTGCAACTAGTCGTTCATTGAAAGAGCTTAAGAATTTTGATAATAAACAGTATTATTCTGAGGATAAACAATTATTAACTCGTGACTCAAAAGGTAATTGGACTATGAAGCAACGCCAAATGGGCGAAGTATCAAACCTTATTACCGACATGACTCTTAAAGGTGCTAGTCAATCTGAGATAGCTAGAGCAGTTAAACATTCAATGGTAGTTATTGATGCCGAAAAACATAATTTAGATTATTTACGTTCTGAAAGAGAGAACCGTATTCCTGAATTACGTAAAGCATATCAGCAACACCATAATGTTATTACTGGTAAAATGGAAGGTGGAGCTTCTACTCTTATTTCAAGGTCCAAGACCGAACATCGAACCTTAGAATACTGGGAACATCACCGTACACCAGAAGAACTAGCTGCAAATCCTAAACTTAAACCAACAATTAAGAAGTCTAGAACTATTGCTACAGACCATGTTGTTGAAATGGTTAAAGACGCCAAGACTCTTGGTTCTGGCACCCCTATAGAAAACATGTATGGTGATTATATTAATGCCCTTGGTAAGATGCGTGACAAAGCTAACAAGGTCGTAGAATCAACACCTAACATGACTATGAACAAGGAAGCTAAACTACAGTACAAGTCTCAAGTTGAGTCTCTACAGAACAAACTAAACATTGCTTTAGCTAACTCTCCTAGAGAACGTCAAGCACAGCTCATTGCAAACAAGGTAATTGCTGAGAAACGTGACCCTGACATGCAGAAAGACCAGCTCAAGAAGCTTAAACAACAGGCTATTGCAGCTGCTCGTGTACGTACTGGTGCTGACGGCGCGTCTTCTAGGATTACTATTGAGCCTGATGAATGGAAAGCTATTCAGTCTGGTGCTGTGAGTACTAAGATGCTTACTGACATCATACGCTTCTCAGACTCAGATAGGCTTAAGCAGTTAGCTACTCCTAAGAAGGAAGACTCTATCAGTCTATCTACAGCTAACAGAGCTAAAGGTATGCTTAAGAACGGTAGAACGTACGCTGAAGTAGCAGAAGCTTTAGGCGTTAGTGTGTCTACTATACAGAACCTAGTCTAGAAAGGAGAACTCTATGGATGAACTAGATTACGTTAAAGAGACGTCAGTCGTTGATACTATGCTAACAACGTTTGACAACCCTTACAATCCTTTCGACGACTATGATGCTTGGTCTCGTTGGGACACTGAACATGGCTACAACACACCAGAACTCTTAGCTGAAGTCATTGGTAACACTGATGATGCGTTAGATGAAGTTGAGATTGCTCAACGCCATGCCACTGCCATTAATTACATCATTGATGATGGACCAGTTGCTGATGTTTGGACTGTGTGTAAGCCTACAACACCAACGCCTATTCGTCTACCAACAAATACACAGGAGACATAACTGCAGACCCATAGGGGGAGGGTCCGCAGAGAAACCCCACCCCCCTGCAT